TTTCTCAACCTTCTTTCTTAGAATTCCCTATATTTGAATTATACAGGAAGCTCCTCTTCTAAAAAATCTCATCCAATGCTTCTTCAATAACTTCTTGAACATCTGTTTGTGTCAAATCATAATCACACATCATATCATCCATCGGAAGATGACTTTTCATACACGTAAACAAATACTCTGCAAGTCCTTCTGTGTCATAGCCTTTTACAACATCATCCTTTTGCAAAGGCTGTTTCATGCCGTTCCTAATATGATACCCAAGCCTATGAGCGGTAATAATAATTTTGTTTCCTTTAGGAATTATCTCTTTTCTTCCAAAAATTGTTTCAACTTCTGTTTCTCTTTGTGATACTAAGATTTCTCCGATTTTATATGTACTCATTCATCCACCCCACAATCAACATCAAATAGATATTTCATGATGCGTTTTGTACCGATTTTGTTGGCAGCATCCTCTGCAATTTCTGGAGAAGTAAAATAAATGCCATTGATTGTTTGTGATGCATATAAATATGCCGTTGTTAAATCTCTATCTACAATGTCATACCTAATACAACAATGCTCATTTTCACCATCCCAAATTAGTTTTTCCGAATTATTGTGTTCGTCAGCATATCTCTGCAACTCAACATTAACCTTCTGTTTTTCAATAGCAAACTCTGTATCCTTTTCAGTCTTAAATACATTACCTAAAGCTAATCTTCTCAAATCTGATGCTCTACCTTGCCATTTTGCAATACCGATCTGTCCATCATTAGTGATGTAATAATACTCATCTCCGTTCTTTAACCCACATGGATTTGTTTCTTCTTTCTGTTCTGATTTCTCGCAGAACTGCTCAAATAATGATTTAAATAAATTCTGCTGTGCTTCAGATAATTTTGAAATATCAATTGTCTTTGCTATACCCATTTTCTTTCACCTCACTTTATGCTCCAAAGATGTATTTAATGATTCTGTCTCTTCCGATTGCTTCAATTGCATCAACTAAAACATCTTTTGATGTAAACATAACTGTACCCTGTATTTTTGTTGTAGCCAATGTATCGCAAAGAAGTCTTTTTCCGTCTTCTTCACATCGAATACAATAACAACGATTGGCAAATTCTGTGCCGTTGTGTTCCTTTGCATACCGCTCAAGTTCAACTTCTACTTTTCTTTTCTTTCTTGCAAATACTGCTGCTTCTTGTGTTTTAAATACGTTGCCTAATACCCATCTACCGTTATCGACAATGCTATTAAACCATATTGCGCTATAAATAGATCCGCTACCATCAATGTAATGATATCTTTCACCGTATTTTGGTTTCCAAACTTTAGACCCTGAATTAGTTTTTTCTTTTGGTTTCGCTCTTTCACAACATTTATCAAATAATGCTTTTATCAGATCCTGTTCTGCCTCTGGTAATACTGAAATGTCAATCATCTTTTCTGTATTCATTTCTATTCTTCCTCGCTTTCAAATTCTTCAATCTCTTTCCATGCCAGAATACTTTTGTCGCTATAGTAACTTGCCTTTTTAGCTGTCGCATTTCTCCATCCACAAGAATCATGCCATGTTCTGTTTACACAACCGCCCTTTACGGTTACTAAAACATCTTTGCTATCTTCTGGCAGATCATCAGGATTCTTTCTTAAGTCATGCCATCTATACTTTTCTTTATATTCTTTGAACTCTTTCAATTCTCCCAGCCACTTTGCAAGCTGCTCATGATTTAAGGCGCAGCCAATAAGCCTGTCAAGTTCTTCATCATCTGGATTCGCATGACACAACATGGCTTCTGTGTATTTCTTTGTTGCCATATCATTTGCGCATTTGATAGTTTCTTCTAAATTCATTTGTCTTCTCCTCTCTAATCAATTTCTGCGATACTTTCTACGAAGCAGTTGTAGTAAATGTATCTCTTACCTTTGTAGTCAAACTTGACATATCCGCCGTCATTTGTATCAATATCAATTTTTCCTTTATATTCAGCAATCTTCTTACCGTCTGCCGTGTATACTGTAATGACTCTATTCATACCGCCATTCCAATCGCTTTTCATATCAACGATTTCTCTTTTGAATCCTGCGCATCCTGTCATTGATCCTAAGCAAATCGTTACTCCTAGAACAGTTACTAAAATTTTCTTTCTCATTTATTTCTCTCCTTCTTCCTTGTAATAATATCCATACAAGCAACAATCTCCAGAATCCCAAGTGTCGTAGTAATTACCATCTGAAATTGCAACTACATGATTCGCAACATTTACTAAATAATTACCTTGTTTATGATCTTTTACAAAACTTTCGACTGTTGGTCGTTTAGATCCTTTTCGGTTGCTAATACCTTGATAAGCAAATCCATTATCAAATAAATATTCTTCGTAACATTTTCGCTCTGACGGCATACACTGCATATCCCTTGCATATGGTAACAACTCATCAAATGTCGTTAACCATTCTTTGTCAAGAACTTTCGTTAATGCTCTGATCACGCAATCTGAATGATTGTCTTTCGTATCTTTATCGTTTGGTTGATAATATCTGTAAATTTTATTTGACATTTTCTCACTCCTTTACTTCATTTTCTTGAAGTTTATCTTTCATTTGTTGAATATAATATACCACTTCTTGCAGATAGTGTCAATACAAAATCTTCAACTTCTTGAATATTTTATTTTACATCTAGTATGTAATATGCTACAATATAGATGTGGAGGTATATCATATGATAAGTTATAAACCGCTTTTCGTTACTTTAGCGAAAAAGAGTATGACAAAATCTGATTTGCGAACCGCATTGCATATGAGTCCTGGTACTATTGCTAAGATGGCAAAGCACCAATATATCAGTCTCGAAAACATTGACAAAATTTGCTTATATCTTGATTGCAAAGTTGAAGATGTTATCGAAGTCATACCAAACGATTAACCAAAAAGACTTTGACCATTTAGGTTAAGGTCTTTTTTAGTGGAAACAACAGGGATCGAACCTGTGTCGGCAATTTATATGTGATGAAAAATTAAAATGTAAATAATATAAAAATACTTATACGGAGGTAGAAAAAGAATGTTATGTATTGCCTGCTCTACCAACTGAGCTATGTTTCCATGACTGGCATTATTTCAAATGCCAGTTTTATGTTTGTGAAATTAATTTTTGTAGATGAGTTTATCCGCTATTTACGAGCGTTTTTCATCTGATCTAAGATAGCCTGAGCTTCCTGCTGTCGTTCATCCTGCTCCATACGATAATCTAATGTTTCTGCACTAGATTCATATGCTACAGATGCTCCTTTTGCCTGCTCATTAAGTCTTCTAGCTCCCTCTCGAACTTCTTCCAATCCTTCCTGAGCAGCATTGGAGTTATTAAATTTGTCTAAGCTTTTCTGTAACTCTGAAATCTGCTGATCGGCTTCCATCTGAAGAATTACCGTGTCTTTCTCGCCTTTTAATTTAAGCAATTCATCGTAAGCTCGATTTTTCAGTTCTTCTTGTTCATCTTTCTTAGCCTGTAATTCTGGCAATTTACTTTCATATACCGTCTGCTGATTCTGTAGTGTAACTAATTTCTGGGCATAATACATTGCTCTTTTATCATCATTATTATCAAGACACTGATTAATGGAAGTCTGTACTCTTAAGATATCTTTCTTAGTCTTCTGAAGATCTTCCTCCATTGCTTTTAATTTGCCAGCTACAAGAGTATAAGTACCAGTAACCTTCTGATAAAATTCCTGTTTATCTCTAATTGCAGTATTATATCTTGCCTTTGCTCCCTCTGGGGTCATTGCATCGTCTTTGATTTTCTCTGCAACTGTTCCAGATGCTCTATTTTTAATCTGCTGACCATTTTTAGTAAATGCTAAATATGCGACCACTGCTGCGATTATACAAATAAAAATTACTACCATAATAATCCCTTTCTAATACTGAATAATTTCTCCTTTTTCTGGATCACCTTTACGATCAAAATCTTCATTGATTGACAGCCCAAAATTTTTATATAGTTCTGGAATACCACCAACATATCCTGATCCAAGTGCCTGCCATCTGAAGCCATCCCCACTTTTATATAATCTACCGATTTCAACTGCATTGAGTGTTTCAAAGTTCTTATTTTCTGTAAGATCATATACATACTGATCGCTATTTTCATCATCGTAATCGCAAACCATAACAGATGCATTTTCGACCATACCAAAGTTCTGAAGTCTCTGAATAGCTCTGTAAATTCCTACTCCAAGAATAAATTCAGATCTGTCTGAAGGGAACTTTGTTGCATCTACAATGAAATATTCATCATAATGTTTACCTCTATAGTTCATACCCTGAGAATCATTCCCATCTCTGTTGTCTCCTGAATATTCAACCCAATTATATGTCTGAGGTGAGTAAGTTAACCAATTGACAACATCCTGTGGATATCTCACCTGTCGGTTATCATCTGTTACGAATCCTGCAAGGTCACAATCATTTGGTGCTTCGCCAGAATATCTGTTCATATCCCAGTTAATACCAAGAAAAATTTTCTTCATTGCTGACCCATCTTCTTTTACCATGTCAATTTTCTGATTTTTACTCATATTAATTACTGCCATATTGTTATACCTCTACTTTCTTATTTGTTATTTAACCAATCAATGTACTGTCTTAAAATTTCTGTATATAACTCCTCACCAGACATACGATTCATGTCTTTTACTGCTGTGAACCCTGTATTGTCATGTGTACGCCCCTTAAGATCGTCAAGTTTCTTCAGATAATTGAAGTCCTCATCACCGATACCAATAAACTGCACGAAAATGTTATATTCAGATAATTCTCTTACGATATCATCTGTTTCGCTTGTATCCCAGTTCTCTCCATCTGTAATAAAAATAATAAATGCAGGAATATCACTTGGCTCCACATCTTTGTAGTAATGAACCATGTCTGTAAGAACTGGTGCATAATTCGTACCACCCATATTCATGTGAGATCCCATCATTTCTTTTCTTACATAATTCTTGTAATTGTTGATTGTAACTGCATCCAGTCTGTCAAAGCCATTTGAAAATAGCCATGATTCTAGCTCTCCATTATCATCAAACTTTAATGCAATTGGAAGTAATCTTGTTACTACATCCTGAACAGAACCATTGCTAAATAAATTGCTCATACTTCCTGAGTAGTCCATTGCTAAAGCAACTCTTGCAATATGATCATTCATATTCACTTTTCGGTCTTTCGACATATCAATCAGAACTTTATTTAAACTCTGTGCTGATTTAGACATATCGATTACCGCTGAGTTGGCAGGACTCTGGGGAGCCGAAGCTCCTCTATTGTCCATTGTCGTGCTTGCCACTGGTGCGGAAGTCTGTGAATTGTGCTGTTTCCCAAATAATTTGTCAAATAATCCCATACATATATCTCCTTTATTTCTGTTTATTTACAATCACTTTGCGTAAAAAATCAATAGGTACGATCATCAACGCTAAAATGATAATTGTAAACCAATGTGTTACATCTAATGCTACTGTATTTACTAATGAACTTGCTACATTACACAACAATACTGTGAATGCGAAAATTCCTACTGCAATTTCAATGAATAACTTATTTTTACCAATGCCTTTAAATAAGTTGAACGAATCTGTTCTGATATTGAATCCATTAAATACTGCCATAAAACATAGCAATGCAAATCTCGCTGTCATTCCTAGCTCATCTGTTCCAAATATTTTTGAAATTGGTGATAAGATCAAAACACCATATAGTGCGATAAATCCTATTGTAGTAATCGCAATTCTCTGTTTTGCTCCACGAATAAATAATCCAGATCCTTTAACAATAGGTCGTTCAGACATATACTCCTCTTTCGGTGGCTCTCCACCAAATGATAAAGAGTTAAGCGAATCCATGATAATATTGATAATCAAAATCTGTACAGATGCTAAGAATGCTCCTGTTGCTACTAACGGATAAATTGTACTTAGAATCAACAATGCAATATTAATTGGTAGCTGAAATTCTAAGAACATCATGATATTATGCATAAATGTGCGTCCAAGCTCTACACCTTTAACGATTGAAGCAAAGTTATCATCAGTTAAAATAATATCTGAAGCTTCTTTCGCTACATCGCTACCACTCTGCATACCAAAACCAACATCTGATTTCTTTAATGCAGCGGAGTCATTTACTCCGTCACCTGTCATTGCTACAGATCGTCCAACTTCCTGTGCTAGAGTCACTAATCTCAGTTTTGTCTGTGGTGAACATCTCGCAATGACACGTAGGTTTGGAAGAATTTCTTTTACCTTTTCGTCACTTAAGTTAACAAATTCACTGTCCGTCAGAGCAATATCTTTACCATTTTCTTCGTAGATACCACTCTTGATTGCTACAGCTTTGGCCGTTTCAATGCAATCTCCTGTAATTTCAATAATCTGAATGCCTGCCTTATGTGCAATTTTTACAGCGTTTGGAACTTCCTGTCTTACTGGATCAACCACACCAATAACCCCGATAAGAGTCATATTGTCTGGTAGCTGATTTTCTGTGATAGATCCAATATTTTCTGTTAGTGCGATACAACGCATTGCCTGAGAAGTCATATTACTGATTGCCTTATTTATGTTGTTTACGACTTCTTTAGTCATTTCTTTGACTTCGTTGCCATCGTAATAATATTTGCAATTTGCAATTAATTTTTCAGGTGCTCCCTTATAATATGTAAGACCTTTCTTGCATTCATAAGCAGAATACTTATTAGAGCTACTAAAAACCTGTTTATTCTTCTGCCCAAGCCCGTCAATTCCAGACACCGTATAATATCTATCATAAGGAATTAAACTTAAGGTTGCTCTGTCAATAGAGTTGCCGCCTGTGATATTGCCATGATCATCAAATACTGCACTGTTGTTTAAGCAAATGTTATTCACTAAAGGTTCAAATGTACTACAATTCTTTGTAATATCGTTGCCTGCGCCATCAATGATTCTATCTGGTGTCATTACACCTGTTGTAAGTGTTCCTGTCTTATCTGTACAAATTAAATCTACATAAGCAAGTTCTGGAATCTTATTTGGATTCTTAGCAAGAATATTAAACTTCTTCATTGTACTCACATTCTGTTTAGTAACTAATTCGATAATCAGTGGTAATCCTTCGGGAACCGCAGCGACCACAATTGATACTGCTACAGATAAATTCTGAGCAAACTTCTTAAGAATTTCTAGTACTCCACCATCAAAATATTTATCAAAACCAAGACTTGCAATGCCTGTTGCAACTAGGACAATAAATGTAAGTGTAGCTGCTAGAGATCCCCATTTTGTGATGAACGCTGCAAGGTTTCCTAACGCAATATCTAATGCTGTTTCTGGAGCTTCTAATGTCTGACTCTTTACAAGTGTATCTCCATTAACTGTATTGATACCAACCTGCGTTACAATCATCTTACCTTCGCCAGACATAACCTGTGTGCCTGCGAATAATGAATTCTGATTCACATATGCGTCTGTAGATGAATCTACTCGTGCATGAAAATTAAAATTCTCGATCGGAGTTTTCTCGATTTCTTTTGTTTCCCCATTGATTGCCGAATTGTTAACTGTAATCTTGCCATCAATAATATATCCGTCTGCAAAAATTTGTTGTCCAGTACCAACCAGAACAATATCATCTACTACAATATCATCCGTATTAATTGTCTGAATCTTGCCATTTCTAATAACTTCACAATATCTCGTTGATGTTTCTACTTTTAAATCAGCCTTTGATTTCTGAGAATCAAGCCCTGTCTTGACAGATAATGTTGTTGCGAGAGCAAGTACAACTAAAACTGCAATTGGTTCCGAAAAACTCATTACTCCTGCTACGGCAAGTACTAGCTGTAATACAGCAATTACAATTAAAATCATTAAAGTCGGATCTTTCAATGCATCTATTGCGAAATCCACCCAAGTTTTCATTGGTGGTTCTGGTAACTTGTTCGAACCATGCATTCGTCGATTATCCGATACTTGCTTGTCTGTTAGTCCATTCATGTTAATCATAAATATCTCCTTTGTTTAAAATTTATTTATCATAGCACCTTCGTGTTATAACCTAGTTACTAAATACACCCACCACATGAGTTAGGGCGAAATCTTGTTCATTAATTGCTTTGAAAATTTGACGTTGAATTTCAATATCTGTTGTGATTTCATCTAACCAATATTTATTAGACTCAATCCATTCATCTTGCTTTAGTCCGTCATAATATGATTCCCATTCTACGTCCCAACCCTTAAAATACCATCGTTCATATCTCTTATACGTATTCATAGATTCTGTGCGTAAGTCTTCTGGAATCTTATCTGTAACATCCTTGCCATCAACATAAAGCTTCCATTCCCCAACGCAATGTGCAAAATCGCAACCTGTCCATTTTGCTGTAACTTCCATATTTTCCTTCCTTTAAATTACTGTTTTATTAATCAAATAATCCATACCCAAAGTGCTGTCTCAGTTCATCATTCCAACTATTAATCGATTCAACTTTTGGCTCTTGGACAAGCTTATATCGAAAATCTTCAGGCATAGACAGTGCGATAAAATTCATAATAAGTTTTGCACAATCTTTCCTTTCTTCAATATAATACACGCCATCTTCTTTATAGAAATCAACCTCTTTAAAACACCCAGAATTATTTAAAATTTCAAATGCTGTTTCGCTCATTTCTGATTCTTGATACTCTGTCCAAATCAGTCTCTCACTTCTATAACCAAGACCTAGACCCGTATAATCTTCATTGTAATTAAAAGCTACTCCTAGCTTTTTACAACTGTCTTTATACGCTTGTCGAATTTTATGAATATCATAGTTACAATCAAATAAAAAACTTTCTGATATTTTATGCCCATCTTCCGACCAGTCGCCTAATTCTAATTTATAAATCATTCCAGTCTCCTTTCTTTAAGCACCCACCCGTCAAATTTGACGGGAAGGTGTATTATCTTAATCTTCTAACGAATCAATCATTGCACGTAATTCTGCTTCTGACATCTTCTCAATAGCCTCATCCTGTTTCTTGGAAAGAGCATCAATATATTTTCTCTGTGTCAGTTTCTTATTAATACGTTCCTTTTCAGCAAGTCTCTCATTACGTTTTGTTGTAAAGATATACTTCACAATACCAATCGCAGCCGTTAATTTTGGATCAACATTTGCATCATCCAACAGACTTTCTTCTGAAGATTTAACTTCCTGATCTTTCAGATTTTTATAAACCACGTCTAAATCTTTATCAGATAAATCCCATAAATCTTCTACGGATAATTCTCCCTTTGTTGATGGGAATCTCAATTTGCTTCTTGTTGCCATTTCGAATAACTTTTCTGTTGTCATAATTTAATCTCCTTTTTATGTTAAAATTTAATTTTAAGAACTCTTTCTGTTACACCCTTGACTTTAACAATCACATCATCTCGCTTTGTAGAGCTGAAGCCAATTCCTGATAACTGGTTTGGATCATCTGCGACATGCATTTTGTTTCCTAAAGCCTCGAATACTCTCTTGTGCTGTACTAATTCCTGCTTCAAAAACTCATTGAAGAATCCATTTGGAGTATCTTCATTTACACATCCGTTTAACATAAACAGATAATGTTTATGTCCAATACCTGTCTGCTCGTCCCAATAGTTAGGTGAATAACACATTACTGTTACTGGCACAAACTGATTTGTATTGATTCCCCAGATTTCTCTTGAAGATGTTGTTGATGGAAGTTTCTCTTTGATTGTGAATACTCCATCTTTTAATGTAACTGTAGCCACTGGAACATCTTCGTTCTGACGTAAAGGCTTATCATATTCAAATTCATAAATCTGTCCATCAAATTCAATCTCTGCTGTAAATCCAGAAACTCCATTTCTATGAGCAAAATTTCTTACGAAAAATTCATATTCTCCGTCAACCATTTTGGATTTATCTGCCCATGTAATATTTTCTACGGCAGGCTCTCCTCTATGTGGATGAGTTACATCAACATCAAGGCTTCCACCAGTTGCATAATCATGCATTGAAGCATAATAGATATGATGACGTGGAGTTCTGCAATGTGCATCAAAATCATCCTGATTCCAATCTGTATTTGCATTCCACTGAATTGAGAATCTTAAAACTCCATCAACTGCACCACCTGCGTTCTTAACTCTTTCTTTCATTTCACTGTCTGTCATATTTCCTGAATATGCCCAGCTGAAAGGATTACTCCACTTCATCATGTTCTTAGCATCTTTATTTACAGGTGCGATCAGTGAAACCATATTCTTCTTGTGACGATTTTCAAACAGAACTTCTAATTCTTTTGCCGTTGGAAGTACATCTGATACGAATTTCTCTGCACTGATTTCTTCGACTTTAGAGAACTTCTTAGGATTTACAGCAACTTCCTTACTCATCTCATCGAAAATATCTAAACCGCCCTGAATACGTGGTGCTGCATCACGATTACAAAACAGGATATTGTTGACTGTAATATCATCAAGTTTCGCAAATCTACGCTGTAATGAATCCATATATCCTAAATCAGTCACAGTTTTCTTTGCATCCTCAAGCATTTTCTTTGTAAAAATTGCCTTTGGTCGTTTGTAATTCGCAGGAGCTACAACATTTTCATAAGCCTTAACCGCATTATCTAAGTCCATATCCTCACTGATATTTACAAGCAATGTACCAATACTATGGTTTCTAATACGACCAATTACATCTCCGATCGTCATGGCTTTTGCCCATGTGTATGTATCTTTCTCTTCATCGGATAAACTATTGTATTCTCGCTGATATTTTCTAAAGTCCTTTAAGATTCTTTCCCATTCCTGTCCTCTATAAAGAGTATTTGAAGCGATCAGTTCTAATACCGTATCAACAGCTTCTTCTGTGATTTCATCAAGCGATCTTTTGAACACGCTCTTTCGATCTCTAACTTTTGCTTTTGCTGTAGGAATATCGGATTTTCTTTCTAGTAATCTCTCTGGAATCGGTGTATACATATGAGTCCATTTGATAATCTGCTTATCTTCTGTATACTCATTTGTACTTTTTACTCCAACTGTATTTGTAAAATGTCTCCAAATATCTTTGATTGGCTTTGATTCTACATATGTTCGTAAAGCATCAACTACTGGCTGAAATACGACATCATCAGTGTCGATCTCCCAGATCGTATGAATCTTACCGTCAACAATTGTCACAGCTCCACCGATTGTTTTAATAAAGTTTCGACAATGACCACAGTCATATTCTCTTCGCTTGCGATACATTTTGTTAGTTCCTTCAGGGAAACTACTCAGATATACTTCCCAAAGTTCATCCTTATCAATATCGGTTTCATACAATGTAGAATTGTTTTTCTCTACATAGTCGAGCATTTTATTTAAACGCTCTGACAATTTGCTTAAAAAGTTACTCCAGCTTTCATTCATTGGTGTACACATACTTTATCTCCTTTTTATGTATTATTTAATTGCTACAAAAATTTCATCGTTCTTGTTACCATTCACATAAATTTCTTTACCCTGAAGTTCTGGAAAATATTTCTTGGCAAGTTTTTTGAATTCATTAACATACTTCATATCACAGTTTTTGTAAATCAGTTTACCAGCAACAGAACCACCTGAAAGCAAACCTATTCTTCTTAAGAACTTCGCATGAGGTAAACCTTTCTGATCATCTTTTCTATACTTATCTTTCTCCAGAATCTTTTCCAATTTACATAAGTTTTCTGTCACTTCAATACAGCTGCTTGGATATTTCACATATTTGTTTGTCCAGAAATCAACTGCATCATAAGCCCCTGCGTTGCCGCAAAGGTATTTTAATACACAGGTTTTGAAGCCATTTTCTCTGTCATACACATCATTTCCTTCTACATACGCAACAGTTTCCGCTCCAGAAGTCCATAAGATTTTAACCATTCCATGATAATGTTTTACTTTAAACACTGGTTCGCCATCTTTTTCAATCTGTTTACCGTTATTGTCTAACATTGGTTCTTTTACTGTAATTTCTTTATCAACATAAATCGGTCTCTTAATCATTTCTTTTAGATTTTTTATATTCATATCTTTCTCCTCTTCGTTTCCTGTAAGTTCACTCATGATTTCATCCAATTTTTCTGACGCAAATGTTAAAGTTGCACTCATTTCACCATTCCAATCATCAAGTGTTGGTGCGTCTGCTCGTAATCCACGTTCAGTTTCGGATCCTCCACAACATTCTTTCCACCAATTCTTTTCTGCTTCTGACGTTGCGGTAATTGGTTTTTGCTGATAGTGTGGCAGAACAGACACTCTTCTTTCTGAAAGTGGTGGTGGGGCTAATGTTCCAATTTTTATTTCGTCAGCTAAAATCGTACCTGTATGAATCTCAAGATCCTCATTCATTGTTCTTACTGATTCCTTTCTTGTTATAGTAATGCTCGCTTCTGTTGATCGTATGCACTGATTTCTATACTGTTCTTTTTTATACCATGGTGGAACAATAACCAATATCTTATCATTGATGTACACATCCATTTCGATTGATTCAGCATCATGAAGTGCAACATATCGCCAAGGATGTGTTGTTCTAATAATCTTACCTTGAGGTTTTATTGTGTAAGTAGCAACAATTCGTGAAGCATTTTTTAATTCAACAATCTCAATTTTAAATTTTGCATATACATCATCATTATCTACTTCGACAATATCTCCTACATCAAATAATTTCATCATACGTGAATTATATTTAAGTTCTTGTCCATTTTTAGTCCGTATCCAAACGCCCGTTTTATTTTCTTCCATTCTTTGTCTCCTCTCTAAGCTGATGCACTCTGTGAGGCAAAGTATTGTGCTAATTTCTTTGCCAAGTATAATTGCCCTTTGCCAGTCACATATGTTTTGGTAATCAACTTGTTTCCATTCTTAGTTTCAACTTCACTTTCTGTTAATTTGAAAATGCCCTGCTTAACATATCTTTCATATGGGGTATTATCTGACATGAGATACCCTTCTTTTCTTAACCACGCAAATAATTTGTTTCTGCCCATATGAATATCTTGATTTTCTTTCTCAAGAAGCTTTGCCATTGTTTTCATATCAACCATTGTTGGTGTGGCACTGACCGTATTAGCAAAATCAACAAGTGGCTTCTGTTTACTGATAACTTCTTCTTTCTGGGCTAATAGTTCATCCTTTTGCTCCAAAGTGTTTTGCATAATATTCAATGCTTTCGCCATGATAGTTAAATCATCATCATCTTTTTCAATTGGAATATATCCGCCCGTCTTACGAATCTGCGGAAGAACCTCGGATGTAACCCAATGCTTAAATTCTTTTGCCTTATCAAGTTTACTTCCAAAAATCAAAGCGTATAAACCTGACTCATTAATAAACACTGGGTATTGAACTCTCCCTAATTTGTCTGTTATAGATGGGGTAACGTTTCGTTCCCCCATAATTTTATCTTCATCGTCAACATGATCTCGAATTGCTTTCTTCGAATTTGTATAACCAAGACACTCAGCTACATCTTTCCCTACGAACCACGGGTTATTATTTAAGATTACCGTTCTTACATTTCCAAATTCATCATTGTTGAACACCAAAGTGTTTAACCCTTCATTAACCATATTCTTTTCTTCTGTCATTAAATGCCTCCTAAGTTATAATTTTACATTTCAATTTTGCACAAATGCCTGTGCGAGTCATCATATATAATAAGGAAGAAACTCTACCCGATTATATTCTGGATCAGCTCATAATACTTTGTTCTACCGACATACGACTTATGTTCTGCATCTTTTAATTCTTTCTTCAAAGTACATATATCTTTCTGATTATCCATGCAATTCTGCATCACTTCTATGTATCGAATACAATTCTTGATCTTTCTATGCAATTCTTGTAAGGTTTTAAGATACCCAACAATCACGGCACGTCTCGCAGCATCAATCTTTTTAAACTCAATTGCATGAAGAATATCACTTCTGGCAGAATCGGCATATGATAATGCCTGTTCTAACTCAAATTTCTTTTCTCCTAATTGATCTGAGTCATATGCTAAAAGCCCTACTATAGCTCTTTCCTCAGTCTCTATATTGTCGATCAATGTATTATCACATTCCCAATCCATAAAGCAATTTCCATTACCTTTACGCATTATTTCACTAGATTCCATAGGTTTTCCAACTTTACCTAGCTCAATTTCTCTGGCATGAAATCCGTCTTTCATCCACGTATATTTATGCTTCAAACCTAAAATGTGCTTTGCTTGCTTAGAGGTAAATTGAGTAGCTTCAGACTTACGATTATCACGAACGTATTTATTTCTTGCATGATCTCTTTTCACATAGAATTCTCCATTCGTAATTATGTATTTCATACATCACTCCTGTATTTAATTGTAGTTTTTTGGAAAAATTTTCATGTTGACGAACATGTTTAGAATTGTTATAATGATTTTAAGGATATTATTATCCTTTCAGATTAAACAATTCTAAATATCAAATTCGATTTTCTATCGTGCTGCCAACACGGTAGATTCAAAAAATCTTTTTTTGTTATCTATGATTTGTTTAGTTGAAATTTTTAGTTTGTGTGAAAGTAGAAGTTTTACCAAAGACTTCTGCTTTCTTTTTTATTGTCTGTATTTTTATTCCAACATTGTATCTCTCTTTGTATGTAAATTGCAGGCATTTGATTATGTCAAATATGTCGTCCTGCCTAATATGAGAGAACAAATTCTCATCTTGAATAAATTCGATCCAATGATATGAAAGATCTTTATCTTTGCCATAGATTTTCATCTTTCTATCATCTGCTCGAATCTTATATTCACTCAGAAACCACGATGACATTTCTGATGAGTGTAAATCAAGTACATCAATATGCATTTGATTTGATTGATTCGCTGCTAACATTTCTAATATTTGATTGTCCATACATATACCTTCCTTTATTCTGCCATGATTTGATGTACACGATAATTCTTATAGTCCTCATCTTTATATAAATAACCAATAGTTTTACCAATTACAGTTTGACGATCACTAAATTGTTTCTTTTTTAATCTATATGATATATAATAATTATAATAAAATTTAATTGCAATTTCACTAAATTGACGTGCGATTACAGATCGTGCGATTCCTTCTTTTGATTTAATATAATACAAATCTGCAATCGCCTTGATATCCATTTTAGATTTTAAATATTGTATAAAACCAGAATTAATAACATCAATGGTTGTCAATTTTTCATAAGATAAAGTGTTACCAGTTAATTCTAATTGAGACTGCACATTAGTATATATCCTCTTTTGCTCTGCTTGATATTCTTCTATATTATTACATTTTTTTCGTGGTATTAATACAAAATCATCATATATATTCGTATCTCCCATTTTCAATTTATATTCATTCAATGTCTCGATAAAATCTTTGGAGACTGGTTTCCCAAAAATTGTTAAATCATTTTGATTAATATCTGAGAATTTTAGATTTCTTAACTCCTTTCCATTTATCCCATTATATAAACTCACAATGTGAAATCTAGTATTCAATTTGGTATCGGCTGATGCATTGCACGACATCAGATTCGAAATAAACGCATTTATTTTATCTGGTGTAACATAATTAACATTAACTCTATTTGAAAAATATATATCAACTGCTAATTGCAAGTTTATAAATTTATCATTAACAAATGGATTATATTTAATGTAATTTTGTTCATATGCATAAGTATATAGTTTAACGAGCTGGTCATATCTTTTTTTAATAGAATTCATACTTTTGGTTTTTTTACCTCTAGTATCTGATAATATAGCCTCTTGGATTGTACCTGGTGCATACGTTAACCCAGATTCATTGTCGTCCGCAATATCAGAATCTAATAACCAATTCCATGTTGGGCGACGTGATTCTGATACGTGAGAATCTATATAATTTTGTATCAATTCTTTATTATTCATAATATTCTCCATTTCTAGGATGCCATTGCATTCATGTACGATAACATGCCGTTTTGTATTAAAATGCCATGTCCTATTTTTAACATTAAAGATAGATCAGATATTCTTCCCCAATACTCTAAAAGATTATTCTTTGGAATTGTTCTTCCTTGCTCTAAATACACCTGTGATACCATTTTTAATCCATTGCTGTTATTTGGATAAATGGTCACATGTGTCGGTATCCAGTTCCTTAATTTTTTTGTAATTGGATACACGTTAATCTCTGTGCTCGTATTGTTACAAATATTATTAGAATAGACAATAACTGGTCTTTTCCCATGCAAGATATGGCTACCTTCGATTTTCGGCAAATCTGCAAAATATATTCCCCAAACTTGAGGATTTTGATATTTACCATATACATATTCTTTTCTTTTTCTGTTATCGTTTCCTTTTCTTTCTTTGTTAGTATATCCGTTCATTTTTACGTCCCTCAACTTTCCCCAGTTGCATTTTTTGTTTTCATGAATTAAATATACCATACTTTTTGCACCCTGTCAATAGGTGCAAGAAAGAAAGTTAATTTTTATTGTGAACAAAGAATCTCTACATTTCTTATTATAATGCTACCATAGAACAAAATCAAGATATTTTTCGAACAAATGTTCTCTTTTTGTTCGAACACTTTACTTTGTGCTTACTTGGAAGTGGGAAATACTGTCTAACTTTATGCGGCTTATCCAGTTTCCATTTCTTTTCTTCAAAATCATAGTCACAGAAATCAAGCACTTCGTCCACACATCCATCATTATATTGGTAATCCACGATAACAGGATATGTTTTATATCTCATATAACGTGATGCATTATCTGGTTTTAGCGGTGGAATCTCTGCTGAAATCCACATAAGATTCTGGTTTACTTTCTTTTCTTCCTTATTTTGTCTAATCGTATTTATCTTCATACAAAATTCTCCTTACAAAATTCTAATAATCTGCTCATAAATTGCAATCGCATTATCTTCTGGAAAGTTCTGGTTTACATGCATATGTCCAAAGAACCACTTTTTATATTTAACAGATTCTTTAATCTCTTGCAAATAATCCGTCAATATATCTGTTTTATACACTCCTGATCCTTGATCCATTTGACGTAATGCAGATGTGTATGGACTATGTGTAATTATATAATCCACTTGCGATCCATTCTGCTTCAGATTCATCATACCTTCTGTCATTTCTTCTTCTGAAGGCAACTCCTCTTTCCACCATGACGTATGATTGATCCTAAACATTTTGTCATAACCTCTGTACCACTTACTAATTCTTGGATCGTCTGGCTCTAAAATCCCATCCTGAACATCGTGAGAACTAGCTCCACCAAATGTGAAGAATCTCTTTCCCTGGATATCAAATACCTGTCCTCGCATGAGATGAAAAACAGAGCTACAAATCTTATGAATCTTTCCTCCACACCATTTCTCTACAGGATATTCGTACAGCCTATCATAATTCTCATGGTTCCCACATACAAACAAAGTAGTAAATGGTTTGTTGTCCAACCATTTCAGATTATGTCGTTCTTCTTTTGTGTCATGCCACAATCCAAAATCTCCACAAATGATTACATAATCATCCTTAGTCAGCCCTACGCCTTCAGGAAAAGAACGACTGTTTAATCGAGTCATCCAATCACCATGCGTATCTCCTGTTACAAATATCATAAAATAACTCCTTCCAGCAACTCTTTTAGTGCCTGCATATTGTCCTCATGTACTCTATCATCTTGATCTGCATCATCCTTGCCAGTCTCATAAGCACACTTGATAATCTCCATAACTCTATCATAACTCACATTAATAACATTTTCCTTTAATCCGTTAAATGCTCCGCTGATAATATCCTTATACGTCTGAGCAATATCATCGAACAATACATGTGTTTCCTCTTCTGTAATTGTAGCATATAAAAACGTCATTGCAGGACTACTATGATTCAGTAATCTCATAAGTGTATACAATACATTCTGATCATCCTTATGATCAACAAGTGTCCAGTATACAAAGTTTTTTCGCAATGTATGTGTACCAATGTTATCCTCAATTCCAACTGCCTTAGCACCTTTTTTAACAAAATCCAAAGCATTTGCTTCAGTCATGTGTCCTGATCCAGACTTACATGTTCCGAAAACATAATCATCCATTGGCACTTTGCCATCAATCTTGACATCATATTTAGTTCCTGCAACAGCTTCAAAGAAAATATCCACTGCTTCAGTTACCAAATCGTTAAAGTATACAGTTCTGAATTTCTTTGTTTTCTTTTCCTGCTTACGAGTCTTATCGTCTAATAAATCGCCCCATTTGAGTCTGACGATATCAGAGATACGATATGCTGTATTGTTTCCAACTGCAACTAAAAGATTGTTTCTGGCAGCTACATATCGTTTGTACTCTGTGTACGATTTATCAATCTGGTTTCTAAAATATGCATTAAAGGCTGCAAATTGTTTTCTGTCCTTGATCGGATACACTAAAGATGATACGCCTTTTTGTTTATTAGATCGAGTCCATTTAGGATTTCCGTCCTTGCGTCTTTTAATCTTTGTTTCAGATTCTTCTGCGTTATTATTATTTACTGTTTCAATAACTTCAAACTGTGTTGCTGCCATGATAATCTCACCTCTCTTAGTTATCCTTACACTCTCTTAATTACTTTTTCTATTTCCTGTGCCAGCAGAAAATCATTTATTGCATTTTCATCATCAGTAATCAATGTATATTTCCATACTGGGGAACCATGATATGATATATCTTCAACCTTAAATAATCCTCTTTTACCAGTGTTATTTTCTCTATGATCTGGCTCCAATAACTCTGTATGAATTCCCCAACTATCATATAGATGTCCATCGTATAGTATTTGAGCCGCAGCTATTAATATATTATATTTACTCACATCAACCTCTGTATTCACTGTTCCGTATAATTTCATTGTTCCAATCTCCTCTCTTAGTTATTGCACTGTTCACGTACTTCTGGTCTAATTTCTACCTCGATTAATTCCATAATTCTCACTCCTATTCTCTAAATTTAGACAAAACAAAAAGAAGCCCCTAAGCTTCTCAAAATTGCCATTATTCAGTTTGCAAATCATCATCCGTCATACAGGTTCATCCTGTCATCTGCTTCTCAAAAAGCTGTCTTTCCAACGCACCGAAATCATAGTCACGATCACACTCCAAACGTGCAAGGTTCGCTACCTTGGACTTTTGTTTAGCGTTCTTCTTAGCTTGATTACGTTCCCAGTTTCGTACTGCTGCCTTCCAGTCTTGCATTTTGCTATTGCCCATCATCCAATCTTTGGCTGTGTAATAATCCACAAACTCTTCTGGATCAATTCCATTGTGTCTCTGTTGGCAATATCTGGAGACTTGCTCGCAATCAGGCGGTGTGAATCGCTTTATATTATTATTATATTTATTATTATTCTTTACTTTCTTTTTATGTGTCGCTTCTGCGTCGTTTTGGTGTCGTTTCTGTGTAGTTTTTTCATCTACAAAACCTTGATAAACACTGTAATTTACTATGGTTATGACTGTCTTTTTAGTGTCGCTTTTTACATGTATGATACTGTCGTTTTCCAGTGTCTTTAAAAATTTGATAACCTTTGAATTACTCCATCCCCATCGATTGCACAATCTTCTGATCGAAGTAACTACCGATCCTCGCTCAACTGTTTCTAAATTTCCATCAATGTATTTCGATTGATCATTATATCCTGCGAGAATCAATAAGTCAATCATTGCTTGTCCTCTGGCAAATGGTTTATCTTCCCACAACCAGTGATCTGTAATTTTCCGATGGAGTTTAATCCATCCTGTATTACTCATGGCATCACTCCCATCTATATTTTGAGATAAAATTCTCCTTTAATACCTACATATATTTATTATTCGTCAACATAATAATCACGTTTAAACTCTTCATAAGTCATAACACGTTTCCCACAGTTTCTACAAGTCATAGTCTTTCTATAGTTGTACTCTGTAACACCTTCTTCTTCCAGCTCTCCATTGCCTGTATATAAATCGTATCCTTTCATATAAATTCTGTGCTCTAAACCTGACTCACTTCCACAATGAGGACATTTGATTTTTTTTCGCATATATTAACCACCTATCAAATTTTCGTTTTATTCTTCATCAAGTTCCATATGATTTACATCAACAGGATTCTCTAATTTTAAAATATCTTCTTTCTGTTCTACAAGAGCCTGTTGAGCTATTGCATTAATTTTATTCTGTGCAAAAGCCTCGATTTCTCCTTTAGCTTCTGTAATTGTTTTGTCTATCTGATTTTGGAATTGATCAAAGATAAATTTTGAACTAGATTCCATACCTTGAGTCACGTTGGCAAGTCTTCTCAGAATCATTTCTCGATCACCTTTTCCAATAGATTTCTTCGTAGTAAAAAGCTCCTTGACTTCATCATAAAATTCTTTTGCATCGCTCATACGCTCGTTCATAGACTCTTTAAATTCATTTGTTATCTGCTGTCTTTTATTGATAAAATCCGCTTCGTTAATACGTCCTTTACCACGTAAATATTTAATAGTACATGGAGTACCTGTTCCAACATTCATAGAAGTAATTAATTCCGCAAATTGTGATTGCGACATTTCTACTTCCAGAATCTCATCTTCTCCAACATACCAATCATCATTGAGTCCCCTTGTAACCACACCTTCCCTTAATACCATATGGATTGTATCGTTATGCTGAATGCTACTGCCAAATAAATTGCTATGCCCGCCATGAGTACGATTGAATGATAACATTCCAAATGATGGATGTTTATATGATGTTCCAAGAGCATCTTCTGATATTATATAATCTCCTTCTTTCCTAGCATTTTCTCTCATTTATCCAACTTCCTTTCTATTAAAGTTTCATTTCATCTATACGATCGTCACATTCCCATACCGCTTCATAGCAGACATCTAATATATCTCTTACGATTTGTTTCCTTTGACTTAACTTTGCTTCTCTTTTTTCAATATCCTCTTTATCACGCAATAAATACATATATTTTTGATACGGCATATTTGTATCTGTTAGTTTTTCTTCTATAGCGATCCTTTCATCAATTACTTTTCTTAGTTTATTACCTAATTCCTTATTCTTGTCTTTAAGCGCTTTGATAATTGCATATCCATACATCCTTTGATATTTAGACTCAAATTTTCCATCTTTGAATTCATAACGATCCTCAACCTTACAAGCATCTAAAATCTTATCTCCGTTTTCTCTGCACTCATTTAACAATTCTAATAAACTCTGTTCATTATCAAATGTCGCATAGCCAATTCCATCCTCTTTTGTTTCATAAACACACATATATGGTTTTTCTGATGTATATGCTTTAGATTTTTCCATTTTAAACACTCCTTTTTAATTCCTTTATTTCTTACAAGCTACAATGCAAGTTAGCTCTTTAAAGAACGGTTGATCTTTAACCTGATTTAATAAATAATATACATCCAAATTGATCATATCTTTTTCGGATTTATCTATACTATATATTATTAAATATTCCAGTTTGTCACTCCAATTCTCAACAATTCCTAAATATTTTTCCATTTCCTCTTTAATGCTCTGCGAATCATCTAAAATAAAATTATCACATCTTGAAAACAGACTGCGAGAAATATTTTCATCTTCAAATATGATTACAAAACATTTTTCTGATCGAGAACTATCAATAAAATCACTGAGAAATTTAGATTTTCCGTTCCCTTTTAATGTTAATATATTCATTTTTCCATCACTCCTTCTGATCGAATATTTGTTTTATTCTAGTATCCAATATTCGTTTCCTTTTCTAATTCTGCTACAAAATTGTCCAATTTCTCATATTTATCAATAATGTACAACACTTCTTCTTTAGTCAAAAGTCGCCATTCGCCAGTTTTATCATTCTTAAATTGTAATTTTCTATTTATGCGATTAATCCATACAGGAATTCCAAATGTTATTCCAGAGTATTTATCCATTAAATACAAACATTTGTCAACCACCTTCCTATATTCCTTGGCTTCTTCTTTTCTTTTTTCTAATTTATTCATCAATTTTCCACCTTCATTATTATCTTGATTACACATCAATTGGAACAATTCTTCATAACACTCAGAACACAAATAAATCGGCTGTGTGCTAGTATATTTTCCATTCTTATATTCAAACACAATCTTCTTCATACTCTTATCATTGTCAGAATACTTCCTACATTCAACACATGATCCAAATTCATCTGGCAAATTTGCCACATTATATATTTTCATAATTATATCACACCTTTCTATTCTTCTGAAATAATTTCCACCGCAGCTTCATAGAATCTATTATATAAAGTTGCATTGGTTTTAATAAGCTGAGATTTAGACAGCCCATGAGCATATTCATCCCAGTTAACACCATTCTCTGTCATCTTGGTATAGATTTTCCGATAAACAGACGTTCCACCTTTAGATTTATTTCCAATATGATTAGCATAATTGGTAATCTTAATCTTCATTTCATCCCAATCAGGCTGTGCGTTCTCTTTTCGGAACTGTCGCAGAAGTTTTTCCAATGAATTAACCAATAGGTCAGGATATTTGTCATAGCAAAGATCAATCGTTGGTACATTACCTCTTTCCCCGATATTATACTTCTCTTTGTATTCTTTCCGATCCTGTTCCCACACAATTCCATATGTGTTAGTAAGATACCTGTATGTTTCTTTAAGAATATCTCTTGTAGTAGTTCCTAGTTCGTCAGATTCTTTTAGAATATCATCAATGATAGAGTAGACATTAGATTTCCATTCATTGAGCTTGTATTCTGCGATAACACTTTCCGTATCCACTACTGGAATATCTTTCGTAGGCTTGCCGATCTGCTTATATAATTCTTTCCGCTCCGCTTTCATTTCTTTAACAATGTCTGCCAGCTGATTAAATCCTTTAATAGTAACCTTATACAGGCGTTCGTTGTTTCTTTCCATCTGTTTCATAAGTTCTGTCTGTTCTGTAAGAAACTGTTCTACTGTTGTTACTGGAGTTCCTATTCTTAAATTTCCATGACGATAAGCTGCAATCACGTCCCATACCCAATCCATAAAAGCATTTGCCTTCGGTTGTCTGCTCCATCTGCAAATTTCCATCACACCACGTTCACTATAAAGTGTAGTATCATACTTCTTGTTATCAGTAGCCCCCAGTTTGAGGGTAACTGAATATTTATCCAGTCTACCTCTATACCTATTATGCAAATTATCAATTGCTTTCTGTGGATCACTGTATTCCAGTGCCTCTCCGATCTGTTTTCTTGTCATCCAAATATCGTCCTCAGCACTATAAAAATCACACGTTATATCGTTAAAATTTTCCGTTTTTACTAACTGTAGGTTCATTCTTTATCTTCCTTTCTAAACTGTCTTATTTTTCTCTATACTCATTATTTTTATATAGCTGTATTCCGTAAACTAATAGAAATAAAATCAACATTTAATTCCAACTATTAGTGTGCCAATCCTAATAGAAACCTATTCTATTCCTATTAGTTCTCTATGTAATTAACACCTTACCTATTAACAATTCTATGCTTAGTTAATCATTAATTTGTGTATAATAAATTTGACAAAGAACCGACCTGCCAAATCGGTTCCTGCCAAATATTTCCGTAAAACAAAAAGAACCTTCCGTTCGGTTCTTTGCCAAAATTATTATATGGAATTAAATCAGCTGATAAATAAGCATTCCGAAAGCTACGATAACCCATAATGTCGTAATTGCTTTCATAGGCTTCATAATAGCTTCTAATATTTCCTCTAATACGTCTATATATTTGCTTAAATATACCTTATTATGTTCACGATCAATTTTTCTTAGCGATAACCAAGCTAGGAAAACAATCACATATAACACAAAAGATATTCCGCAGAACTGTTCAAAGAAATGAATAATCTGTTCTAATTCCATACTTCATCAGCCTCATCTTCATTATCATATAAATTTTCCACTGGTGCTGTCTGTTGGAACATATCTGTTGGAGATAGGTTTCTAGCTTCACACATTGCACAAAAGACTTTCATTACCTTATCCCATTCATGTTCTTGAATCCACTGAAGAAATGGTTTCTTACCACGTTTCTTAACATCAATCTGATATTTGTATTGCAAGTTCTTATAAAGCTCGTTCCACATAACAGAGAATTGTGTTCCTGTAACGGCAGCCAACTTCCTAATTCCAGCGTTCATCTTATTGCGATCATCCCACGTCAAAATTTCCGCTGCTAATAGCTTATTATCATTCTGTAACTTCTGATTCTCTTCTTTGAGTTCTTTGTTTTGTGTTCGCAGATCGGTTACCATAGCAAGCTTGACATCCTCAGAAAATGACGGGAAGTAGTGTTCAATGAACTGTGACTCTTTTCCAAAGTCAACCGCACCGCCTGTCTTACGAATGTTTCTAAGATATTCTTTAATCTGTTTCTTCATCTGCTTTGCAATCGGTTTGCGTGACTGCATACATACTTCATAGAGTCCATCTTCTGTCAGAAACCAAAATGGATTAATAGTCTTTCCCGTAGAATCAATCTGACCTAAATTTGACCCGCCAACATTATTGGCGGTTAAGATTTTGGTCTTATATTTTTCCTCTGAATCAATCGCCTGTAACATCATATCTGTTTTATAACTTCCATCAGGACGTTTACTATAATCAATCCATTCTGCAACATCTCTTGCCAAGAATAACGGATCTTCAATGCTTCTGTATAAGTCAATTCTTCTACCTAAAATTTCCGTTGTGTCTACAAGCTGCACACCTGCCTCTACCTGCTCTTGTTCTCTCTGCTCTTCCATCGTGATGTACTCATTAATAAAAACATAATGTCTTACGTTCTCAGCAAGGCTTGAAGTTTCCATCAGTAAAGACAATCTGATCAAACATTTAAGAGTAAACACCTTAGCACCCTTATAGCCGAATGAGATATTCAATCCGTTCGGATACGTTACAATGATTCTTCCCTTCTGTTTTTCCGTTGTTGCGTCCTGACCGTCAATGATTTCTTGTATTGTCTTAACTTCCATTCCATCGTCTAAAAACTCTTTGCGATACTTCGTACACAATCTCTTAACCTCGTCAACATCTCCATCAAAAAATCGTGCTACCTGTTCCGTAGTGATATAATCTCGTCCAGGGAGCCACGGAATCGGCTTGATCGTAACTTGTTTTAAAAGCTCCGTGTTCTGCACTAACTCATCCCTCTTTGCTTTATCCAAAATTGGATCGCAAGGGATTTCCATTTCGTTTAGATTCATAATTAATTCCACCTTTCTTATGTAAAAATTTGTATTAAAAAAGACACTCTGGAATTTTCCATAAGTGTCCTAGTTACCTATATTAATTTGTATTCATTCTAATTCTAGTTCATCAATTTCTGGCGTATCGGAATGATCCATTTCCCTTAGTTCTTCGATACTTGTTCCAAGCAAAGTAAGAGCCGACTTAAATCGTTTAGGATCAATATATCCTGTAGGTCTATGCCAAAAATTTTTAGCAAAATTGTGATCTTCTTTTTCCAATTCATATGCTATGTGATCGGCTTTATCATACAATAGCCTTGCTCGTGTTGGCAGTTTCATCGGTTCATATCCTCTACTCTGCTGTCTGTAATCTTCTATTATGTTATCCCAACTAAGATCATCAGGAATCTTTTCTATTATATATACTTCTTGTAATGCTTCTTCAGGTACATCAGGATAATGAATTAGAGCATACCTCTCTTTTCCATTCTTAACATATTTATATACTTCATGTTCAAGATCTGGAAGTGCTACATATTCTAATCCGTTTTTCTTTAGTCCATCTACCCAGTTTGTTTCTGTAAATGTCTGAACCCATACATCTTTCCCATAATGCTTGAATTTATTCATATTCATAACTCCTTCCATATATAATCTGCTTTATCAAATAATATTTTCCATTCTATCTTCCGTTCCAAAGATCGGAAAAGAACTTATAAATTCCATACAGAATAGCAACAAATGCTATAACCATTAAAATTCCATAGCCACCACCTAAGATAGCTCCTAACATATATTCCAAACTATCCTCTGGAACGATAAATATAATTATTAATAATAAAACAAATGGCATAATTTACTCTCCTTTGCTCTGTTCTTTAAGTTTTTTGTTTGTCTTGTATCTCAACTAATATGTATATATTATCATCTTCTCTGACTGTAGTAAACAGTCCATAAAAATTACACTTCGCTTTCCTCTACCTCACTTGCAAATAACTCGTACTCATAGTCGTAACCACCGCCATCACAAGGAATATCAATATCTCCTGTATTAATCTTTTCCGCTACAATATTTCTTGCTTCATCCTCTGTTTCTGCTTTAATTTCAACTGATCTCTTATATGTTTCTACAACATCTATTATATATTTTTTCATGTAAATTTCCATCCTTCCTACAATAGAATTGACATTCTATTAATTAATAGATCCATCTGCATTGACCAATCTATTTTCCATATCTGCGTTGTTATCTGCAATATTCTGCAATACATAAAACAGAGAATCATCCGCTTTAGACAATTTTCCTATTGCCTTAGATAAATTTCCAATGCTTTCAGTTAACATTTTCATATCTTCTTTACAATCATCTACGAACGTGTCATAGTCCATTCCCAAAGACATATTGAATAAGATGTTTGCAATTCTTTTTACTTCGTTATTTTCCATAACTAATCACTCTCCTATTCCCTAATCTCATTTGCAATGTCATTTCTTGTACCTCTAATAGAGCATCCTTCTGTATCATGTCGCATCAGGATCTCGTAAATCTGTTCTTCTTCCTCTGTTAGAGAAAATCCTCCCCAGTATCCATAATCATTCTCTCCGTGACACATAACGATTCCGATAATTTCCTGTTTTGTTTCTGTATTCATAATTTCCGCTCCTATTCTGCGATAAAACTTTTCTTTCATGATTCATAGTTTTTCAACAAACTCGAATTCTCTTCATCTCAACATCTAATCATTGCCTAAATCATCAAAATGAATTCCATATTCATCGTAAAATTCTTCTTCATCATAACAATCAGTGAGATCCTGGGTGTTTGGATGTTGCCAATCTACAAACCCAAATAATGCTTTTGCGAGTTGTACATTGCCATTGCATTCTTTTAAGAAATCATTTCCTGTATAACAATTTTTTAAAATATCATTTAATTCTTCATCTGTTGTTGCAGTATTCATATTTAATTCATTCAGATAAATGTCTGGAACGTAGATGATATTATCAGATATTTCAAATTCTCCTTTATAAATCAAACACTCTTGACCATTAGTAAAATCAAAAATTTCTTCAAGGCATTCTCCATGTTTTAATCTTGCTTTTAGCTCTTTTTTGTTCATAATTTCCACCTCTATTCTTTCTTCCAAATCTGCATTTTATTATCCGACTAATTCTAAGTATCCAGCCTTCACAAGATCCTCTTTTTGTGATAATGGCTGCGGTACATACTGCATACCCTTTTCTCGATCGTAGTCGTAATACCATACACCGTATTCTTCAATCGGTTCCAATATATGGATCGCAAGACTAACTTCCATTACGTTTACCGCCTGAACGCAAGCGTTCTTCATATCTTCTAAACTACATAATGTGCTGTATTGTGGTTTTAATTTTTCCACAAAATCTTCAAAGTCTAATCTTTCATACTCTTCTCTGCTAATTTTCATTCGTTCTTACCTCGTTTCTTTCCATTAAAAAAGGAAGATACATTTCTGCATCTTCCTAGATTACTTTGTTCTTATTTAATTTTCCGCTAGTCTACACACCATTCAGGCGTTCCGTCAATATAGCAACCACAATCTCCGGCAAGAATAATTTCCGTTGGATTTAATGGTATATTATCCATTGTATATGTCTTAATATCCTTCGGACTAACATCATACTTCTTTGCTACAGCTTCTAAAAAATCATCAATCTGATATGTATTTTTATCATCCATCAAACCACTAATCATGAACTCTTCTTCATATAATTTTCCATTGACTTGTACGATATCTTTCCATGTAAAATGATGTTTCTTGAATTCATTTAAAGTGTCTTTGGCAAACGATTTTCCAAAGCATCCATCTTTGCAATCGCAACTACTACAATCTATATAAGAATGATGATTGCAAGTATTATTACATTTGTTTACGTCAATATCTAATCCGTGATCTGTTTTTGTAATTGCATGGTAATAATCTTTATATCTAAGCATATTTTCCACCATCCTTATTCACATTCTTTCTTTCCGATAAGCTGAATAATGCAACCAAAATCTCCAGCACGATATACTCTAATTTTGTCTGCCTTGTAATCTGCCATCAATCCTACATCGTCATAGATTTTGAGCCATGCCCTGAATCCTGATGATGTTTCAAATTCCATCTCTAATGTATAGTGATCTCCGATCTTTGCGTTCTCATCCACAATATAAGCATTATATCTTCCATCACAACCAAAATTTAAGATATTCGCCTTCAATCCGTCTTTTGTTGTGCCTACAAAAATTAAAGCCGCAATATCACTATCCCCAATAAATTCTCTATCGTACTCTTTATATGATTTCATAATTTCCACCACCTTATTCTATAAACAATAACTAATTAACCATTCTTTTCCATCGTACTTTACAAAACTATACCCATCCATTGGAATTTTTGTTTCCAACATCTTCTTAATTTTCTTATCTGCTTCAATTTCATCTGCATCTTCATGAAAATTTTTCATAAATTCAAAATTTTCTGTAAAATCTTCTAATGTATAAACAACTGTGCCATTGTTTAAATGCTTTTCTGCTTCTTTTCTAGTACAGCCATCTTCCATTAAAATTTCAACATTTTTTTCCATAGCCCAGAGTTCTTTTAAAAGCTGGATCACAAATTCTGGATATTCCATAAAGTAATACCATTCATAAGCTGATTCTATCTGATCCATTTCTTCTCTAGTGAGATCTTCATAGTATTCGTCGGTATATCCGTTTACATTTGTCCACGTTTCAAAATCCATTGCTGTTCTCTGGAATTCTTTTACCTTGTCACTAATTCGTTGCAAGTCATTTTTTTCAATTGTGATCAAAGGTTTTCCATAATCATCATAAAGATCTTCCCATAAGTCGTTATTCCATTTTGATTTTGGTTCATGCTGTATGTAAATGTTTGTTGATCCATTTATATTCCAGCCCGTTGTAGCAACTAATTTTCCACTTTCTTTTTCTACTCCATAAAACATTCCAGGCTTCACGCAAAATCCAGCGTATGAAGCATGGTTAAAATGTTCTGGCAAGATCATTTCTTTAAATTCGTACATAATTTCCAGCCTTTCTGCCTATTTAGGACTTTAAAATATTAACTGTTCTCTTATATTATACACGATAATTTCAATCGTGTGAAGTAATGAGGTGGGAATTGAACCCACCGATAAAAGCACTCTTTTATCTACCATACGCCACTATAAATTACTTTTCTTTAAATACTCTAATTGTTTTCTGATAAGCTAAGTAATTGTTAGGATTCCAATCATATGATCCATTATTTTCATATAAATCAATATATGGAATTCCATCCATATTATGTCCGTTTCTAATGGTTTCGCCTTCTGCAATCCCTATAACGGTATGTCTTTCATATTTTCCATACAATTCATTCCAATAATAAACAACGTCACCGACTTTTAAATCCGTGACGTTCATTTCTTCTGAATGTAAGAATTCTTTTCCTAACTGTTCTTTAGTCGGCATATTTTCGTCAATGGTTTCTAAAAATTCCATTAAGTCATATTCCTCATGATCTTCTTTGATAACTATATCAGGATTCATATGGTTAACAATTTTCCAACCTTCAATCTCATAGATTCCATTATCAAGCCATAATTCCTCAACTTGTTTAGGTGTCGGATTATTGTCAACGATCTCAATTCCTACTGAAACATTACCGCCAAAGAAATTTCCAATCACTTGTGCAAGCCTAGCAATTCCGTAGCTATCAGTTTCAGGACTTCTGTATCCTTTTAATTTACAATATGTACAAAAAGCATTTACAGAATCATAACCACCATTCCAATGCACATATACGCCTAACGCCTGGTTCTTTCCTTTAATAATTGCACGATTTCCCATAATTAAGTACCTTCTTTCTTTATTCTTTTGATTTATATTTTCCATAAAGTGACGGGATAGGAATCGAACCTATCACAAATTACCATACGCCACCGTTTTTCCGTTCCAATACGTCACTACTAGCAATCAGTAGTACAGTCTTTCCGTTCATTTAAAGTAACTATTAGCTTCAATAGTCCAGTATTTCCGTTAGGGTGTATACTCATATCATCATGAGTAGTAAAAGCCTTTAATTGGCTATGTAACTAAATAAGTTTTGACGGATCTTCTTTTAAAATTTCCGTCATGCCATTAATTGCTTCTTCTTGCGTTTTATATTTCTGAAAAATTCCGAACGTGTTCTTGAATAGCAAGAAATATTTATAACCATGTAAGCTATCATCAATTCCAGCGTTCGGAGGATTTTCCGTGTAGTACAGTGTGTTGTACTTTCGTTCAATGTGACACGCTAATGCTTCCATAGTCGTTCTGCGACTCATTCTTTCCACCTACTTTCTATTTATAATAAACATCTACGTTGTTCTTATCATCGTGTGACCAACTAGATCCAACGTATTTTCCACTGTTACCGCAATCTTCAAGATCGTATTCACAACATAAGTCGTTATACTCGTCAGGTGTATCACAGAAAATTTCCGTTCTACCGTCAGGATATTCATTTCTTACTATCATAATTTCCACCTTCCTTCTATAATCTTTCCATCAGTTCTACAGCTAAGATATATGCTACATATTTCCACACGTTCACATATCCGTTCAGATCTTCTAACTTACATTGTAAAGCTGTATGAATCATTCCATCGCAGAACCCTTTGCTTTTAAGTTCTGCGATAAGATCTTTCTTTGCGATCGGTGGCAAGGCTGCGACTTTGATTTTTCCAATATCAAAAGTGTTACGTTCTTCCTTTTCGATTGTCTGTATCACTACCATGTTTGTTTTTGTCATCTTTAAAATTTCCATTTGATATACACTCCTTTGTTTTCTTATAAATCATTCTGCGATATTGGTAATCACAATATAATTTCCATTTCCCTTAAGATATAACAATTCATACACCTCCCCATCGTATCCGCCATTATTTTGTTTATAGCCATCTAGCGTATTGTATTTTTCATAGTTAATAATGTAATCACACATATCATATAAACCAGTTTCCATTGCTTCTTTATTTCTATATTCAATTTCATTCTTATCTTTATACTTATGACTATTTACATTGTCGTAGCTACATTTTACAAATGGCACATTAAGATATTTTGCAAGATCATTTTCAATTTCTTTTAGTTCTGCTTCATCTTTTTTCAATTCATATCTATTTCCAATCATATCTATTGTTCCTCCTGGTTATCTTTCTTTGTAATTGTTATGTCGTATCCCATTTCTTTCCAATACCACAGTGTTTCACTTTTAATATGGTCTAATGTACATAATCTCACATGACTTTTTTCAAGATCAGCCATATAAAGTTCCGTATTTGTTTCCATAACTAAAATCATTGGGAAATTACCCGTATACTCTACCTTGTGATGATATGGACTTGCTATTGTATACATATCGTTTATTTTTTCCAATTCTTTTTTATTTTTAATGGTAACATATGTATATTTGTAGTCTGTACTTGCTTCTTGATATACTGGACATTCGCCTTGCTCCATTGGTAAAGAGTTAATCAATTTATTCCAGCGTTCTTGTAGATTTATTCTTCTATTATCTTCTTTGATCCAATTTTCATGCTGGATACAATCCCATTTGTCTGTATAATAAATTCCATCATCTGAAATATAATATGTTTTTGCTTCTTTGATTTCTGTTCTCATGATCTTCCATACCTCCTATTCTATGCCGTTTCCAGTTTTTCTTTCTCATACTCTTCACGATCCTTATAGTACATATCTAACAGTTCTCTATACTTCTTTTCGCTATCTGTCATGTACAGTTCGTTGACACTTGACCATTCATTCAAGCCCTTTTCTAAGATCATCACGTACTTTCTTAGCTTAACTCTGCCCCATCTCATATTGTTATTTCCAATATCAAAGAAATAGTTATCTAACATACAGCCTTCAAAACTATCTTCTAAGTAATCATCTAAAGTCGTGCAAAACATTTCTATTGTATCATTATCAATAATCGTTCTATAATCTTTCATAATTTCCATACCTTCTTTCTAAGCCGTAATCAGTTCATAATCTTCCAGTAACGTCATCAAGTTTGCTTTTTTCCATCTATGTAAGACTCGATCGCCCATTTCATTTCTGATAGGTTTAGCAAGCTGATTCCAATTGTGATCTTTCTTCCATTGCATAAACTGTTTTACTGAGTTGTGATAATATCCATCGTTATGGACTTCTATATATTTGTTCTCGTTTCTTTTGTTTCTGTAAATAGTAACAGTTGTCATAATTTCCAACCTTCTTTTTATCTGATTTTTCCATTATCTGCCACGACTTCTACATCATCACAATAACTATTGCAAGGATTCCATACACAATAGCTTGTTATGTGTTTTCCCTTGCGTACACGTTTGTTATAGGCAATATAGTAGTTTTTTCCATACGTTCCATGTCTACCTCCAGCAGAAACACTTTTGATAATTTCCACATAAATTGTATGTCGTGTGGCACGTTCACGGATCATTTTATCCGTTAGTTTTCCAGTGCTGATATACTTTACCTTATAGGCATTTAAGTCATAATTTCTGCGTATATAATCGTTTACAAGTTGGACATTCTTATTCTTTGCCGTGATCTTTACAATAGAATCATCAAGCTTGTTTCTAGTGCCGTGTGTGTTAAATTTTACAGTGACAACGGTAGTCCCTGGATAGGCATATGATTCCTTGCGAACTTTCCAGCAATAACCATCTGCCGTGTCAATTGTGCCGTCACTGTTATAAATGCCGTTTATCGTTCTGTACGTGCTTCTTTTTGTCTTTGCGTGTACAGTATTTTCCATCATTAAAAAAGCCGTAAACATAAATGCTACGACTAATAAGATCTTGATTGTTTTGTTCTGTTTTGTTCTCATTGTGTGTTTACCTTCTTTCTTAATATTCAAAATTCGGAAATAGTTCGTATAAATCTTCTTCATCTATGTATTTTCCATTAATTGTGATACTAACGGCATAGGATACAAAATATTTTCCATTATCATCTTCTAAACCATCATCATCTTCTTGTTTCCAAAAAGAAAAACAACTACCACAAATACAAATATCTTTTGCTTCTAAATTGTTAATAAAATGCTGATTGATTTCATTAAGAACGAATTGTTCAAAATTGAAATTTTCCGCTTTTGCTAATGTAGATTTTCCCGTTAACCAGTCTGCATCTTTTCCACGTAAAGGATCAATAAGTTCTCCATGTTCATTCTCTTGAAATATGTCAGCAGAAATCCCATGCAATTTAATTGTGTCAAGTTCTCTATATTTTTCAAAATTCATAATCATTTACCTTCTTTCTTATTCTGTATCTGTATCATCATCAAAAAATCCAACGCAAGCAAGCATATAGACAGCGGTAATCATTACCAATAATGCTTCTAAAATGAAGGCTTGCGGTATCTTTATAAACGCAATAATAGCCATTGCAATTCCTACAAGTGCAACGGCTATGTCTATCGGTTGTGGTTTATGTAGTTGTACTTTATTTTCCATTGTTCTTCCTTCTTTCTTTACTCGTCAACTCTTTCTATCATGAAGTTACCACCATGATATAAGTTGAGTCCGTGATTTCCACCAGTGATATATGCATCATCAGTGATCCCATCACGTTCTATATCTTCATCTGTAATGAATACACCCATATTTCCATCAGATTCTAGTTGATCGATCGCAAGATCTAAGATTGCACCATAATCCGTTGTAGGTTCGTCAACTGTTACAAGTTCGCTGAAATAACCAAAAATCACTTTATATTTTGTCATAATATCCTTCCTCCAGCCCTTTACGGGACTTTATTTCCATTTATAGGTTCAACAAAATAGACAAGCCGTGTTTTGACTTGTCTATAATATTCAATCTATAAATACGCTACAAACTCTGAAAAATCAACCGTATCATATAAGTTCTTGATTTTCTCATGATACACATTATCCAGTTCTTCTTCAGTATCTACCCATGCAATACCATCAAAAACTTTTTTTGCTTCTTGCAAGATATACTGTTTTGCTAATGGCTGTAAATCACAAACAACCGTTTCTGCTTCTTTATGTGGACAAAATGGTTCAATAAGATCCATTCTTATGTTATCTTGAATATAACTTTCCAAACTTGAACCGTTCTTTTTATCATCTGATTTATTAAAAAATTCTAACAGTTGTCCAACCGTTAGAATTTTAATCTCATTGTCATCATATTCATCAGCATATAAATATTGTTCCATAATTCAAACACTCCTTTTATTTCTTACCATGATTTAACAATAGTTCCATAGATTGCATGGAATAAAGTATTTTCGTACTTTTCATTTTCACAACCACTTAATTTTTTTAGCTGATTTCTCATATTGTCATACACTTCCTGGAATTCTGTATATGCTTTTTTAGATACTTCTAACTGTTTTTCTAATGAAATAAGTTTATCTTTTAAGTGGTCAATTCTATCATTGATTTTTTCTTTAATCTGATCCATGTCATAAAAGATAGTTGTATAAGTTCCATGATCATATTTTGTTTCGTGGCAGAAAATAGAATCACGTTCGTATCCGCTGAATTCTGACCATCCACAAATTGATAATTCTGCATTATTATCTTTTTTTGTATATGTAGCTCCGTCAAAATTCTTAGACATATTCTTAAATGGCGTACCATCTTTTTTAGTTGGGTAGGTAACTTTTTTCCATGTTTCAATTAAACATTTTGTTCTTTCGATTTCTCTCTTGATTTCTGTCTGAATTCCATCTAAATTATAATAATCCATAATAATACCTTCTTTCTTTAATAATACATTTCTACGTTTCTTTCCATTTCTTCTTGCAAGATCATTTCTTGATTATAAGATAATTCATCCCTGGTTAATCCTAAACTATTTAAAGTATCTGTTGGGTCTTGCATAATACAGAATTCATGGTTGGCAAGTTCTTTTCGGATCATTTTTCTAAATTCATCATCTGTTTTTTTCATTTCTGAAAATGAATCTTCTAAGATTATCTTATATTTTGCCAACGTATCAACTATTTTTTTATCTTTAAAGTAACAGAAGCATACAGTTGAAAAATACTTGTATTCTTTCTTTAGTTTTTTAAACTCAGCTTCTTTCTTTTTGTCGGGTGTAAAACCGCAATAATACATTGACAAACTATCATATCTTTGTGGATAATAATTCAAAAGATAGTTATTTCTACGTTGATATTCGTCATAAGTTGACACTGGAAACAAAAAGTCACTATCCAAAAATAGTGACTCATTTAAGCGTTCTATGTATCGTTTTCTTAATTCATGAATGTTGGTTGCTGGATGATGCAACTGATAATCATTAGCATAATAGATATGCTTTTTGTTCTTAAAAATAAGAACTGAATATCCAAAGTATTTTCCTAAATCAACAAAGAAACAATCATGACCATTGATTGCTATATGATCAAGTGAAATTGCTTTTGTTTCGTTATATGTCAAGTTCTCAATTTCTGTGATATTCATATTTGCATACTTGACAATGTCTAAGATCTGTTTACAAGCATCACTGTAGCCACCTGGAAGTGTTTCATCTCTCATGATTCCTCCGTTAGCACGCCATTCTAAATTATCGATTATCATGTTTGGATCTTTGTATAATTCTTCCATGAATTCTTCAAATGATTCAATATCATCATTTTGCACAAGGAAGCCTTCAACAAGATTTCTTACTTTTGTTTCGTTTGTCTTATTCATCATCATAATAATATACCTTCTTTCTTAAATACCCGACTTACATTAGTTATAAAAGCGGGATTTTAAATAGTTACAAATAAAAAAGACACAATCTTTTTAGATCGTGCCTTTGGTTTACTGGTTACAATGGCAAGATACCCAACAATTCGGTTGATTGCAAGGGTGTAAACCTTTACCGCCGTTATTCTCCGGGCAATGTTCACAATTGCCAATGTTATTTTCAGAGTACATAAATTTTATATACTCATTTTGTGTAAAGCTAACACCATACACGTTTCTTGTATATGGGCTGTATGCTTTATATACTTCCAACATACCGTAGTAGGCTTTTACACCTACTCTACCGATATTTCTTTTTTCTGAAGGACTTAAAAATAAAGATCCTTCATTGTTTAATTTGTTTTCAAACAATCTTACAACTTTTGTGTTTTCACTTTCTTTTTCATGATTCTCAAAATAATCTAATGGCAAAGATTCAAATGCTGTATACATTTCAATATCGTATTCATGCGTTTCTTTCCCATATGCTTCTAGCTTCATGGAAATTGTATCATCTAACCAATGACCAGCATTAAGACAATACTCTTTCTCATCATCATTTTCTAAGAAGAAATAAATTACAACTTGATTGTTTTTCATCAAAGGGATCTCATAGATTTCTGCATTTGATGGAATATTAACCATGTCCATCAATGTTCTACAAAGATTTAACAGTTCTTTACCATCTTCTTCTGTGCGATCTAGTGCTGAAGGTGGGAAAGAACAGATTTTTTCAACAATTGGCATAAAATTATTTTTATTCATAATTTCCTTCTTTCTACTTATCAGACTTGATAAGATTTTAAAATTTAATAGTTCTATAATGCCGATTAAAGCGGTATGCAAGACAGTGAACAATGTTCATATAATTTGTATACAAATTACTAACTACTAGGGTACAAGCCGTTGGCGTTCATTTATAAATACAAATATACTACTAATTGATATACTTGCCATTGTGCTATAATCAGCACTAACAACCATTAAAAAGTTGTTTAAAGTTTGAACCATGTCTTTTCTACTCTAAGACAAGAAAAGAGTTGCTACAATTTGTTACAAAAAAACAGAGTATCAAAAAATGATACCCTTAAGTTTAGATCCGTTCAATGTTAAGTTATCCCTTATATATTACAAATATATAAGTTTTGTTTGTTGTTCCTTGCAAGTGTTCCCTATGGTCACGGTTTATTCCCTACTCTGACACTTGTCTATTACTTACCACGTTGGCTATTGCCTTATCAAAACCCCGCAAGCACCACCTTGCTATTATCTAGGGTTTATCATATATCATCATGCAAGACAAACTATTTAGTTGTCTGCCGTTCAAAAAAATGAATTTTTTTATCAGAATTGACAAAACTTTTTAAGATATGTTATACTTAGATTGTCTAGAACTAAGTATTTTATACTTAATGGGCTTGTAGGTGTTACCAGCACTTATAAGCCTTTTTTCATTATCCTTATGTACATTTCATCATGTACAACCGTTTTATTTATTTTTAAGATTTACTTTTGTTTGACTCTCCTTTTTAAGACTGTTTATAAGTTGTTGTTAATTGATTAGCTTGAAAGCTGGTGTTTCAAGTATCGGTTGTTATCGCCACTCTTTTTATACTTCTCTCTTAACTTGTTTTTATTGTATCATATCTTTTATGCTATGTCAATAGCTTTTTTGATATTTTAATTTGATTTTTTATATCAAATCTGATACAATATTTTATGTGATATCCTTATCACAGTTATTATATTACCATATCTTTTATGATATGTCAATAACAAATATGATATATTTAGGAGTTTTTATGAAAATTAATAATATAAACGATTTAATAAAGTTATTAAAAATATACATGATTGAGAACAACAAAACACAATCAGATATATGGAAAGCATTAAACATAAAACAAGCTAATGTTAGTCGTACGTTTAGCGGTAAAACAAATTTTAGCATACAAACATTATTAGATTATGTATCTGCCTTAGATGGACAGATAGAAATAAATATTGTACCAAAGGATAATACCAGCAAAGATCAATAATGCTGTTTACGCCCTATGCACTCATAAAGCCTTATACAGTCGTTTAAATGCTTTAGAATGTAACTATGCAAAGAATGAATCTATTATATAGAAGAAACACGTATAAAACAGTATTATTAATATAATGTATAAGTATATCTGATATATCACATTATATATCACTTGCCTATGCCTTAGGTGTACTCTTGTATAGTGTGGTGTATATGTAGTATATCTATATGTTGTATTATGGTTATACATGATATATAGTAATATGTTATACTATTATATGTATTTATATAGTTATAGTAGTTTGGATCTAGTTTTGCGTGGTAGTATGAGATATACTATCGTGTTATGTTTGTATATGTATGATAGTTTGATCTTGTATGATTGCTATATATTTATTTGTTTAGTTTGTATTTTAATTTGTGTAGTTATCGCAAGTGCTGGAAGTCTGCCAAACATCGAACGCTTGTTTGCTTAGTAGTGTAGCATGGTTTTATTGTGCTGTCAAGTGGTATAGATAAAAGCTATGGGTGGGTTGGTTTGTATAGAGTGAAGCTATAGGTGGGTTGGTGGGCGTGGTGTGGCGTGAAGTTTTATTTTGTATTGATGGCGTGGATAGACTATCCAACACATTATGTAAAAGTGTTGGATAATAGACAAGTGTATGATAAACAACAACTGTTGTGTAAATAGTCGCAAAGTAGTAGTCCTATTTTGGAATACTACGACACGTCGTAAACCATATTATATTATACAGCATCTGATACACTATCATGTAGTTTTGAATACTACGTGGAAATAGTTGGGAATTATCTGCACTCTGCACCCTGATCTACCTATAAATTATTTACAATCATTTACAAAAATTCATTTGATAAAATTATAGTATTTCAAATAGATTTTTACATTTTTAACCATGTAATTTTTATACCACCAGATCAAAAAGCGGGGGTAGGTTTACATTTACAAAATTGGAAACTATTGCCATTTTTGCAGGACGTGTTCAATCACCGTGTCAACAAAAATTTTTCGACTCTGCCCACAAAATCATCACTTTCCCAAGCAATTTCCTACACTTTCCTAGATAAACACTTTCTGCTAATCGAAAACATGTCTTCGGAGGCGTCGTCGAGAGAATCGTTTATTTTACTACTCTTTTTTCGACGCTCTCAGAACCCCTTCTTTCAAAAATCGCACTTTTCTCAAAAATCAGCCCCATTTTCCCCTTTATTTTCCACAATTCTCTCGACGACACGTTTTTGTTTTGCACCATTTCATGCAAGTTTTGCCCTCAAAAACCTAAGTAATTCCTTATATTTTTCACATCAGATTTTACACAGTTTTACACAATTTATCGAAACATGATTTTTGGCTCTTCTCGAAGCACGATTTTGACAATTAATACCCTCACAAATCCCAGTAAATCCCTACACAAATCACATCTCAACCTTTGCACAAAATTACTCCCAGAAAAATGCATGAATTCAACCAATCGTGCTCTAAACCGATTTTATCTCCACAATCAATCGCACAAAATCATCGTCACTTTATCTTTATAATCACTACACCTTTAACCATTTTGCCTACGAAATTGGTGACACCCTATATCGAAGGTTCTCAACAAAGACATGCACAAAAATATATAAATTACAAGAAACCACTTACAAACACTAAAGAAAACAACAACTACCTCTTCTCTCTGATCCCGAGTAAACAAGCAATTTATTGCGCAGTTTAGGAGAGACAGGATAAGCGTCAGCGTTCCTTCTCGACATTGCTACCGCAGGTAAACACCTTACAATCAAAACATGCCACTTCCATTTCTTAGCAGATCATGTTATACTGCCATTGAGGGCTTAGGCAACCCTTGGCATTTATGCAAAAACAGACACAACAAAAGATATTAAGGTATTCAAGTTGACACCCCCAGATAATGTATCGGCAAATGCATTATTAGAATTTATACTCAGGGAAATTTCTCTGGACATATTTTTTTACAATTAACAATCTTTCATTGCAACAAAGTATCTTATATGATATAATCGTGTATATGGCATTGAACAAGACATTCAATGTATTCCATGTATCAATAAAAACAATCCCTCGCAAGGCAAAACATTTTATAAGATGGAATCCCTTGAACTATCAACCAGATTTGTGACAGATAGTGAACACAAGAAATCTATCAATCAGATACTTAACCTTGCAAGCAGGGATTATTTTTATGCAAAAATTATCTTTCATACAGTCCTATAAAAAATCGCACTCTACAGATCATAAATCCATTTTACATGTTTACTCTAATAACTCTCCATGACATACCACAAAATCCATATTTGACTGATATACTTTTCTAAACATTGAGAATCGCATATAATTAGCAGCCACTATCATGTCAGATAAGCAACACCTACCATCATGCAGCAGATTCCAAAATCAGACATCTATCACAACTCATCTTAGATCCAAGACAAAAATATCTCTTATATCTCTTCATTATATCCTTTAAAAAATGTACTCTGAGAGAGCAAATTTCAATTCTACTATCTTACCCAACAAGTTATCGCCAGAACATATAAAATGGAAATTAGTAGCCGATTTCTCGTCTAAACATTGCAAAAGTATCCTAAGTAATTTCACACATAACCTAGCTCTCGCACTCATATCACATAGGGGTACACTTTACATTGAAAAGATCATTGACGGCACAAGTATATATTGTACATGAAAAAGTACAAGGATATTTCCTATGAAAAAATGCACTTGAGAGATCATAAATCAATTTTACACCTCTCCCCTACCAACAATACCAATTTACCTATAGAATGGAAATTCATCACGAAAAGCTCTTCTAAATGTACAGAATCCAGTATAAAGAAAATTACATTCTACCCAGATAAAAATATAACAAACTTCCCTCATTGCACCCGTTGACAAGGTGCAGAAAGTATGTTAAAATACCAATATACTTAAAAAGAAAATGAAAAAAGAAAGGATATATACCGTGAAGAATATGAGTAATTTCAAAAGTAATTGCAATGAAGAGACAAAATTCTCTTTCAATTTGCCACCAGGTATCACACCAGATATGATATGCCAGATAATCAATTATAGTAATCTATGTAAAGATTCTCTCAGAGAATATATGCTGGCAGATACCAGAAAAGAAATTGCAATGAAGATTCATGATTACTGGAAAGATCATTCTGAGATATTATATCCAAGATCTTCAAGATCATATATGTGGTTGTACTACAATGAGATAGCAAGAAAAAGATTACGGACATTGCAGGAAGAAAATATAAAACAATTATCATATATGATCTACATGATGAAAATAAAGAAAGGAGAAATGAAAAGATGATCAATACAATTATCAAGACAGATAACACAGATAAAAAGAAAAGACAGATGAAAGATCAAAAGAGAAATGAGATGAGCGTCAGCGAACACGGAATTTTTTCGTTGAGTAAGCGTCAGCGACCGAAACAAAAAATAGGTAGGGAATATTTATATTCCCGTGTTTTGTATAGGTAATATGTCCTATATAGATAACACGTCTCTTATAGTTAATATTGTCGGTTGAGCGATTAAAAATTATTTGTCTAGCTATTTAGACGTGTCTATCAAATCAACACCTGTTGTACTTATGCTGAGATTTTGTCTACACACAAGTTAATAACCAAGATAGCAAAGGAGAATTATTTATGAAACAAATTAAACCCGAAGGAAAACGACAGAACTTTCATGTTATTCCACATTTTCTAATCTACAATCCAGAGTTTGGAGAAAAAAGAATATTATTTCAAATGGCGTTAGCAAACAATATGATGTTAAAATGGAATCCAGAAAAACCACCGATTCTTTATAATACAAATTTACTCGTGCGCCAAATGAGCTTTTCACAGAATTACAACTCATCAGGCATCAATGAACAAGTTAAAAAATTTATGAAATTAATTGAAGACAAAGGCTATGTTAAAAAAGTTGCATCACCAATCAAGCAGCTTACATTATATAATGTTCCGAATGAAAACACTGAAGAAAATTTATTCCTACAAAAGAAACATTACGGTATAATTTATAACTTCGAGTTCTTATACTTGCTCCGATTACATAAGACGAATTCAATGCCATATAATACCAGAATATGGAATGTATTACTCGTGTTAGCATATCTAAGATACAATATTATCATGCGAGTTTCAGAAGATTTTAATTCGAAAAAAAATAGAAAGAAAAGACCAGAAACATATGTGAAAACATATGATGATATCGGAAAGGAACTTGGATTACATCGAACTACTATTGAAAAATGTGTTAAGGTTCTTGATGAGGCAGGGATTATCTATCATGAGCAATTATTCAAAACTCTTCCTGGCACTGATAGAGTTGTATATAGTCGAATTGCTTTTACAAATAAATATAAATATGACGGAACTCAAGAATATCGCTTGGATTCCAATTATGATTATAAAAAAGAGGTCAAAGAAATTAAACTCCAGTTAAAACCTTACGGAGAATACGGTCGTACTACTTCTTCTGATTTAGAAAATCTTGATTAATCACTTTGTTGGCAGCATTGTGAGTAATCAAACAAACACAAATTAAAAATCAATTAAACAATAATATACATAACGAAAGGATCTAACAAATTTTCATGACAACACAATTAAATACAGAACTCAAAGACTTATTGACTACTTCTGACCGTATCTCATTTGAGAACATGACGCAAGAACAGTTTGCAGTAAAACTAGCAGCACAGAGACTACGCACTACTCCTTCTTCAAAGAAAAGATTAAAAAGAAATGATGGTATTCGAGCAAGAGATAGTACAACAGATGCCGTAGTCTATAAGCCAACGCATGACCAGTATTATCGCATTTTCATCAACGATATCTTAAGCAATATTCGATCAGGTGGCACTGATTATTGTTTTAAATGGTATCAGGTTAAAGAGTTGTTGCGGTTTCACAAGCACACGTTGATATGCAAAATGGTCAGAGAAAGCAAGAGTGCCAGTGGCATTTATTTCAAGGTATCTCTTCCAAACGATTGGCGAAAGATTGAGAAGAACATTTTACCAGAACAGTAAGAATGAGCTACTGAAATACATAATAAACACAAATTAATAATTAAACTAAACAAATACATAAATAAGGAGACTTTTAATGAAATCCAGAAAATTTAATAAAGAAAAGTATGCAGAACAGAAGGCAATGAAGAAAAAGAATCGTCCACAGCGCAGTTATAAAAGCCTTGGGACAACCATTGAAATCCCGATTAATCACAGAAAGCATAAAATTTTAGCTACTGCCCGACATAATGATGAAAACGGCAAAGAGGACGAAACATTTACAGTAACGCTTTCAATTGCCAAAGAGACAGGAGATTTCCCAATTTGGCATCAGTTTGAAGATGATTTACAGATCACGGCAAAGAGATATTCTCTTAGAACAGCTCTGATGGCTAAGGTAGTTGAGCTTGAAACAGCTGGTGATCTTGATATACATATTGAATCTGCTGATGCTATCTACAAGCTTCTTGAATGTGCAGGTGACTACCTAAGCGGTAAGTCAAATACAGTGGAGGTGTAGTAGAATGATAGTTTTATCTACGATTCTGATTGGCGGTGCCGTACTGTTTTGCGCAGGAATGTGTCGTTCTGCTGCTACCAGAGAAATGATTACGGAAGATATTTATTGCCAGATCAAAGCAGGAAGTTTACATAAAAACGCTTTCAGGAAACCAAGAACTGAAATAGAACGGATGACAGACATGATTTTTGAAGAAAGCGAAGGTGATGAGTAGAATGGCATTAGATAAACAGATACATGTACATTCTGTGGATACAGGGCATTTTTACACAGAAAAAGAAAAGGCTTTACATAAGCAAAATATGTACATTCGGCAGGAACGTGCAGCAATACATAATCAATTAAAGGATTTAGAAAAACAAGCAAAAAGGCAAGGGTTTTCTGATCAGCAGATTAAAAATATCGAAGCAATTCATATGCGTAGACAAGATATTATTGACACCATATATGATAAAAACTTTAAAGAGCTAAGACAGTCTGATGATATACTTGATCAGATCCAATATTGGTCAACGCTTAAAAGTTATAAAACTTTCCCTGCGAAAGATGTCAAAGAAAAACTACTGCTAAGGCTCAAGCGGGCGGTTGATACAAATGTAAATCTTGCAAAGCATGAGCATGAAGATCGAGTAAAAATTCGATGTTTTTATGAAAAAGATTTGAATGATACAAATACTGTATCTCTGTTTGAGTCATTCTTAAGCAGGACAATTCAAGCAGAAACCGATATGTTATGCGAAGATTTAGTTATTGTCCAAGTATATTACTTCGATATTTTCAAAGATCTTTGTTTTCATGGTATGAACTACTGCGATAAAGATGGCGTAATTACAAAATATAGATACTTCACCTCTTCTGCTGGTCAGATTCGTACAAAAAAAGCTGTATTCATCAAGGAAGAAACATGGCAGAAATATGAGAAAACATTAATGTGTGGACTCACAATCGACAAAATTAATGATGAAAAACATCAAGGGAACAATGTTAACAAACACTTAGCCTACCTTGCATTGACTAATTCAGCGACTGATTTATGGGCAGATTTTGACATTGACAAATCAATCGTTGTAGATGATATGGAGACTATGGTTTCAGGACTTTTTGATTCTATTGATGATAAGACGTATGAAATTAAGAGGGTTTCTTCTTCTGTTCCAATTCCTCACATGGACGGATGCGGAATCGCAGACCCAAGTGTATTAAATGCAAATGCAATGGTGCGTATCCCTTGGATCAAAGGACTTCTTGGGAAATTTGCATTTATTGAGCTGATCAAAGAAAAAGGTTGGTCGCCAATTATTACAGATATTTACGGCAAAGAACATAATGTGATTGAAGAAGATATTAAAATCATTTTCACAAAAAGCCAGTTTAAGATGTGGAAATATTATGATTCATGGGAAGAATATAAACAATATTACCACGAATTTGGATGTACCGCAGGTTTGTGTAATGTTGAGGAAGAATACATAAAAAATGCTTCTATAAATTATCAGATGTTACAGACGCTCACTGATATTACAGATACAGAAATTGAAACATTGAGTAAAAGATCAGTTAAAAAAATCTCTACACTTTGTGATTCTGTACAACATATGCAGAGAACTTTGGGAATCAATCCATATAATACTCACATGACACCTTTTCAGGAAGCTGTAAAAATCTATCCAAATTTATTAAATGATACATATGCGAAAGACACTATCAGAGAAATTAAGAATAGTATGCTGAAGAAATATCGCAGTGGAAAACTAGATGTTTATGGAAAATATACTTTCTTAATTCCAGATTTATATGCAGTTTGTGAATACTACTTTGGGCATATTGAAAATCCTAAAGGATTGCTTGATGATCATGAAGTGTACTGCAAGATGTTTCCTAAAAATGATAAGCTTGATTGTCTGAGAAGCCCTCATTTATATAAGGAACATGCAGTAAGATTTAACATTGCTTACGATGCATACGGAGAAAGAAAAGCCGAAATTTCAAAATGGTTTACTACAAATGCGTTGTATACGAGCGTGCATGATTTAATCTCACGAATTTTACAATTTGACAATGATGGAGACAAGGCATTGGTGGTCGCAGATAAAAATTTCGTTGATATTGCAGAAAGAAATATGAATAATGTTGTACCTTTGTATTATGAAATGAAAAAAGCAAAATCTGTTTTGATTACTCCAGAAAATATTTATAATGGATTGATTCATGCGTTTACTGGAGGTAATATCGGACCTTATAGCAATAACATTACAAAGATTTGGAACAGTGATATTTTTGTTAATGGGTCTGAGGAAGATAAACAAGAAGCCATCGACACCGTAAAACTTTTGTGTATGGAAAATAATTTCGTTATTGATTATGCAAAAACTTTATACAAGCCTGTTCGTCCTGAAAAGGTTGCTAAACAAATTGCAAAATTTACACAGAAGAAACTTCCTCACTTTTTTGTGTATGCAAAAGACAAGATGGAATCTCAGGTAGAAGAACGAAATCAGAGTTTTGTTAATAAGTTGTATGACATTGTTCCGAATGTGCAGATTAATACACGGAAACTTAAGATTGATGAAATTGAATACGATAAAATGATGTTCGATGTTAATACAAAAGTTGATAAAAATGTCATAGAAATCTATGATCGACTGAATAAACAGTACAGATATAAATTCATTATTGTTGATGAACGTGTGGCAAACGATTCATTTGTAAAGCAGACGATTTTAAAAGAATTTGAAAAGACTGGATACTCTGCAATTGAAATCACAGACATGTTGGTTAAACATCTGTACTCTAAAAACAAACGATACAAACAATTGTTGTGGTTTGTGTATGGAGAATACATTGTTGAAAATTTAAAACATCATGTTGTAATCAAACCAACAAAAAAAGTACAATGCGTTGATTGTGGAGAACTATTTGAAGTGTACGTTCGTAATGCCAAAAAGGTACGATGTGATTCTTGTCAGAAAGTTTTTAGAAAACAATTTCAGAAGGAATTAATGAAGAAAAGACGTCAAAATACATAATGTTAGCTTTTGATATTAGGTTAAAAACAACCGTTTTTTTCGGCTAAATATTTTTAAAAAAATGACAAACATCCGAAAAAAACGGTTGGTGAAATGTGTGTATATGGAGAAGCATATATTATTCTTCATATGCACATCAATTTTTAAAATTTTAAGAAAGTAGATGATGATAATAACTAAACTTGATTTTTATAAAATGATTGCAAAAAGGGAAAATATTTCTCAGGAAATAATTAAAAAGATTTTTCGTTCTGCCGAAGATATTTTGTTCGATGAATTATCTTCCGTAAATGACTGTGAAATTAAAAAAATTCATATTATGGACGGACTAAGCGTAGAGTCTAAAATTGTGAATAAAAAAGAACGGAATCTGCCCAATGGAATTAAAGTCCAAAGTGAACCAACAGTTAAAATCACTCCGAAAATAACTCGCTGGTATAAAGATAAGATTAATCAGAACAGATAAACTCTCAAAGTACCAATTTGCACTTTGTGTAAATGCTCACGCTGTTTGCAGCTAAAGAAATTTCACACCGTGAGTTCCGAGGTCTATGTCATCAAAAACAAAAAATCAGAGATGGTATCCGAGACTTGCAACTGTTCTATTAATATAGTAGACCTCCAGAGGAAACTGAAAAGCAACCAAAGGAGAAATCATGAAAAAGAAAATTTCAATTATTACATTAGTTATGGCAATGCTACTAGCGGTTGGAGGATTCACTACTTCTACTGCTGTCTCTGCGAAAAATAAGAAAGTCAAATGTTTGGGAACATACAAGATTACTGCATACTGCGGTTGTCGGTCATGTTCTGGCGGTTGGGGCAACCGAACTGCTTCAGGTCGTAGAGCAAAACAAGGCAGAACCATTTCTGTTGATAGGAGAAAAATTAAGTTAGGTACTAAGGTCAGAATCAATGGACACTGGTATATCGCCCAGGACGTTGGTGGCGGAGTAAAAGGAAAACACATTGACATGTACTTCTCTTCCCACTCACAGGTCAAGAGATTCGGCAAAAAGTATCGTAAAGTATATGTGGTAAAGTAACAAAAAGCTAATTTTATCACACGTAAGAAATATCGCCTATAGGGCATTAATGAAGATATTTTGGTGAGCATGGGACGCCATGCAAAACACAGAGGTATAAAGCTCGTATGTTTGGAGCTTGCGTATAGACATTTACCATAGAATTTACAGGAGTAATATAACTCTGATTTCAAATGTGTTGGACGCCTTTTAGTGCATACGCAAATTATTTGTCGGTAACTCATGTACACATCAAGTAGTGTACACCGACTAATGGATATTTTCTCGGATAAATACCGAGCCTCCATTTATTATTCTGGCAGGTGGCGAAATGTCATCTGTACATTATATTAAAGGAGAAAATAATTATGAATACAACAGCAATTACAACATTCAATAACGAAGAATTTGGTAATGTGAGAACTCTTACAATTGATGGAGATCCTTGGTTTGTTGGCAAGGATATTGCAGAATGTCTTGGATATACAAATACTAGAGATGCTTTATGGAAGCATGTTGAAGATGAAGATAAACAGCAAATCCTAAAGTCGCAAATTGCGACGTTAGAAAATGTGCCAAACAGAGGACTTACATTTATAAATGAATCTGGCATTTATTCTCTTATTTTTGGCAGTAAGTTAGAGTCAGCTAAGAAGTTCAAAAGATGGGTAACTTCTGAAGTATTACCATCTCTTCGCAAGACTGGTACATATACTGTAGTGGCAGCTCAGCCAAGTGCAACCTCTTCCATTGTTGTTCAGCCAACGAGTGATATCGAATTGCCAAAAGCAACAAATACTTGGTATCTGAAAAATAGAAAACGCATAAGAGAATTATGTGATCTCATGAATATCGAACGCAAAACTTTATATCATTTGATTCTTACGGAAATTGGCAAAACGATCGACATTGAGCAGTCAAAATCAATCTACACAAGAGATCACGGATTCCCACCAGAATTCATTATGGATGTTGTTGGATATTTTACAAAAATGCAAGAAATTGCTGATGAATATCTTGATAGATTATTAGAAAAATATGAGTCTTTGAATTCAGATGATGATGAAGATGATGATGAAAGTGTATGGTAATTTACCATATTATAAAACATTGCACCTTGCGTGCCCAACAAGAAATGAAGTGATCCGACTAAGATCGGTGGATTTAGGCTATTAGCTGATAAAAGAAAACACAAATCGTTGAAAGAGTGGTGCCGAAGTACAAGGTGGATCTCGTGTAGAAACTTGCGATACTCTAATCCAAGGTGTTTTGATCGCACAAAGAATGTGTGTCTTTTTATAGAGTGGTCTACAAAAATTACACAATTAAGTGTATGGCATATTCTGGAAATGTTATATTTCGCTTATTGTATGGATAAGTATGCCAAAAGTGAGGAGGAATCACTCACTAAAATTTGTGTTAGTTTTGTTGAAATTAATACAGATACAGAATGTACGGGTGGCAGAGCTGGTTTAATGCGCAGGATTGCTAATCCTGTATACGTACGAATATGCGTATCCTGGGGTCGTAGCCCAGTCCGTACGCTAAATCGCACCATCGTCTAAATGGTTTTAGGACACATCCCTTTCACGGATGCAATACGAGTTCGACTCTCGTTGGTGTGATGTTTGTCCTACAATGTTCTTCGGACTTGTGGGCTAATATCCCTGTTTATACTGCTAAGGAGACAGGCAAAACTGTAAATTTTGCGGCTTCGGTCACGAGTGGGTTCGATTCCCTCAACAGGGATGATTAGGTTAGTAACTATACGATAGATTAACCAAAAAATATGCGAACACCCTGATGGTTGGTGGATATTGGAATGTATACCTCTTCTGATATTCTGATGGAGTTCATCACTTCAGTTCGCCCTAGAAAAGCAATACTTACACACTGTTGCTTTTTAGAAATATGTATTGTCTCGCCAGTGTGTACGTATGAGAGGCAAATACATATTCGTTATTGACATGTAGCTCAATTGGACAGAGCACAACGCTACGGACGTTGGTGTTGCAGGTTCGATTCCTGTCGTGTCAGTTTTCCTATATACCTCAGTTGGCAGAGGGTCATCACAGCAAGGATAACATTAGATGAAAGTCGCTGGTTCGAATCCAGCTGTAGGAATTATATTCTCGTATAGCTCAACTGGTAGAGCGGATGGCTGTTAACCATCATGTCGGAGGTTCAAATCCTTCTACGAGAGTTTGTATTTTAAACATAAGCAACTCGGTTATAAAACTCAATGCCATGAGTCCGAGAGATATTCTAGGCACATATGTCGAATTGGAGAGATACATTGTACGGATACGTTCTTTGTGTCTCTTTTTATGTCGGAGTGATCTGATATGGACAAGAGAGAAACTCTCAAGCAAATGGATATTGTGCAGCATTTTGGTCTGGTTAACGCACAGAACTTTTCGCTACAATAATAGACGCTCCTGTGGAGAATAATCCACTTCAATGCGTACTCTGGCAGGTACGTAAAAGGTGGAAAAGCCAAATAATGTAGTTTGATGTGAATCTGTTCAAAAGACAGTGTATAAGAAAAGTCGCTGGTATGTCGCTCAAGTCAGTTAAGGGTAAGTTCAAATTTATAAAAACATTCTAAAACTTAATTCTGAACGGTGGGTTGACATTGCATGTATTGATCATGTCATAGAACTGGTTTTTTAGACTTAGGTAAGAAGTTAGAGGTCGCTCCTCGAAGCTCAGACTTATCTACTATGTTGCAGAATAAACTGTTCCACAAATGACTGTAAGGTGAAGACCTGCTTTAAAATTAAAATACATTTAAGGGGTATCGCCAAGTGGTAAGGCACAGCACTTTGACTGCTGTATTCACTGGTTCAAATCCAGTTATCCCTGTCGCAGAATGGAGAAGTTTGGTTATCTCGTCAGGTTCATGCCCTGAAGATCGGTGGTTCAAATCCACCTTCTGCTATTTTTCTAGGTTTCATTTTATTTTTCATATAGTATCCTTTATTGGTAGGGACATTTATGTCCTTACCAATATTGCACAGTGGAAAAGTTGGTAAATTCGCTCGTTCCATTTGGTTCTGGAGACGTAGGTTCAAATCCTACCTGTGCAATCAAAGAGCTGTTTGGTGGTCAGTTCTTTTTTCAACAAAGATTTTTTCATTGTTAGTACCTAGTGGATGGACATTGATTCATCCACTACTCCTTTCTGCTTCTATAGCTTAACGGAAAAGCAAAGCCCTTCTAAGACTTAGAGTGTAGGTTCGAATCCTACTAGAAGCTTTCCTATCCAGTATATATGTACGACGACTGCTATATGCAGCGTCAAGCATCACTGGAAATATTTTAAGAATGGAGGGATCTTCTATAATTAAGATCACCAAAAATGAAGCTTTCTATCTTCGCTCAAAAGGATTCAAGGACAAATCTGATATTCATCAGACGTATTCTGGACATCCTACTTACTATGCAAGTGAGAAAAGAAGTGTAATGAAAGCTCTAAAGAAGTATAGAGAAAGATAGGTGTTCTCTATGAAGAAAAAACAAAATAATATCAGAGTGTCATTTGTAGATGAACCTGCTGCCATGGATGTTACTGGTTCTATGGTTTATGTAAAAACAGATACTCACAATATTTTGATTGATGTTGGCTTACATCAGTCAAATAGTAAATACGATGATTTTCTTGTAAATAAGAGAAGATTCAAAGAATTTAAGCCAAAAGACATTGATTATATCTTTATTTCCCATCTCCATGCGGATCACGTATTTTTAAGCCCAAGATTATATAAAGAGGGATGTTCTGCAAAAATTATTGTTGCACAAGACAATTATCGAATTATGCATCGAATGGCTGAAGATTCTGCTTATATCATTGAAAGAGATATAGAATTAATTAACAATCAACATGGGAAGAATTATGAACCATTGTATACTATTAAAGATGTAGAACGTACAATGAATTATGTTTCTGAATATCCTGTTATGGAAAAAATTGTTATTGATGATACTTTGTCATTTATGCTCATTCCAAACGGACATTTGCTTGGTAGTGTACAAATTTTATTGTATCTCAAACAGAACAATGTTGAAAAGACTTTGTTGTTTACAGGAGATATTGGAAATTCTAAAGTACATAATTATTACGTCAATAAGTTTACTCCTGTTGATCATGCAGATTTAGTCATTGGAGAATCAACTTATGGAGATCGCCCAGATTTAAAAACTGGACAAAAAGAAAGAAATAATGATATCGAAAAATTATTTTCTATTATCACACAACAGGTATGCGAAATGCATGGACAGGTAATTATACCAACTTTCGCAAATCACAGACTTCAATTTCTTACAACAATGATTTATCAAGTCATGAAAGATTATGATTTTCCTTATAAAGTGTATATTGATACACCGTTAGGGATTGATATTTTCAATGAATATCGCAAAATCTTATCGGGCGATGAACTAAAATTGTTTGATGAGGTCTTAAATTGGAATAATTTAGTATTTGTGCGTGACCCAGAATCTAGTAAAGCATTGGTACATAGTAATAAGCCATGTGTAATATTATCTACATCTGGGATGTGTAATAATGGTAGAATTAGACACCATTTGAAAAAGGCGGTTCCAAATCCTAATGCCACTGTTTTATTTGTAGGATTCAGTACCCCAGGAAGTTTGCAATGTCATTAAGTTAAGAAAAACAGAGATAAAAGATAAGTTTTAAATTTAT